TGCAGATTTTGGTCTGTACGGAACCCGGGGGTTTCGCGGTTTCCCCGAAATGGGGTCTGACCTGCGGTTTTCTCCAACACTTGTTGATTCCCGAAATGGGAGGAAGTCATGCCACCTGTACCTAAAGATCCTTCTGTGCGTGCTCGTCGCAATAAGTCTTCGACTCGGGCTACGTTGTCGGCGGATCATGATGTGGTGGCGCCAGACCTGCCGGATGGTGTTGCGTGGCATCCGTTGACGGTGCGTTGGTGGAATGACATTTGGGCGTCTCCGATGGCACCGGAGTACACAGACTCGGATATCAACGGGTTGTTCCGTGTGGCGATGCTCTATAACGATTTTTGGACTGCCGATAACGCGAAGGCGCGGGCGGAGGCTCAGGTTCGGTTGGAGAAGGCCGACACTGATTATGGGACGAATCCGTTGGCCCGTCGCCGTCTGGAGTGGCAGATTGAGGCGACCGAGGATTCGAAGGCTAAGGGGTCGAAGCGGCGGAAGTCGGAGGCTGCGCCCGTGAGCCCACCGGAGCCTGGTGACGATCCTCGTTTGAAGCTTGTGACCTGACGGCCTTATGGCTGTCTTGCAAGTCCCTCCTGTGGATTTAACGTTTCCTACGTTAGGTCCCCAGGTGTGCGACTTTATTGAGGATCGGATGGTGTTCGGCCCTGGCTCACTGTCGGGGCAGGCCGCACGTCTCGATGATGAGAAGCGCGCGCTGGTGTATCGCCTATATGAGCTGTATCCGCGGGGGCACCGGTTGGCTGGCCGTCGGCGGTTCGAGCGGGCTGGCGTCGAACTCAGGAAGGGCGTCGCCAAGACCGAGTTCGCGGCGTGGATTTGCGGTGTGGAGCTGCACCCGGAGGCTCCGGTTCGGTGTGACGGGTTTGATGCTGCCGGGAATCCCGTGGGGCGGCCGGTGCGGTCGCCGGTGATTCCGATGATGGCGGTCACCGAGGAACAGGTGTCAGAGCTTGCGTTCGGTGTGCTGAAGTACATCCTGGAGAACGGCCCTGACGCTGATCTGTTTGATATCAGCAAGGAGCGGATCGTCCGGTTGTCACCTTCGGGTGGTGAGGATGGGTTCGCTGTTGCTGTGTCGAATGCTCCGGGGTCTCGTGATGGTGCGCGGACAACGTTTCAGCATTTCGATGAGCCGCACCGGTTGTTTATGCCGAGGCATCGTGACGCGCACGAGACGATGTTGCAGAACATGCCGAAGCGGCCGATGGAGGACCCGTGGACGTTGTACACGTCTACGGCTGGGCAGCCTGGGCAGGGCAGCATCGAAGAGGATGTGCTTGCCGAGGCGGAGTCTATCGCCAGGGGTGAGCGTCAGGACCCGTCGTTGTTCTTCTTCCGCCGTTGGGCTGGCGATGAGCACGATGACCTGTCCACGGTGGAGAAGCGTGTCGCTGCTGTCGCGGATGCTACCGGTCCTATTGGGGAGTGGGGTCCGGGTCAGTTTGAGCGGATCGCGAAGGACTACGACCGTACCGGTATTGATCGCGCGTACTGGGAACGTGTCTATCTGAATCGGTGGCGTAAGTCGGGCTCTCAGGCGTTCGATATGACACGCCTGGTGCAGTGTGATGAGACGGTCCCAGATGGAGCGTTCGTCACTGCCGGGTTTGACGGGTCACGGTGGAGAGATGCGACGGCTGTCGTGGTCACTGAGATTGCGACGGGCCGGCAGATGTTGTTGGGCTGTTGGGAGCGTCCCGAGAACGTCGAAGAGTGGGAAGTCCCTGAGCATGAGGTGACTGCGCTCGTTGTGGACATGATGTCGCGGTTTGAGGTGTGGCGCATGTACTGCGATCCGTGGGGCTGGGATTCGACGATCGCCGCGTGGGCGGGCCGTTTCCCGGATCGGGTTGTGGAGTGGGCTGTTGGTGGCGGCGGCAGTTTGAGGCGTGTGGCTGCTGCGACGCAGGGTTATTCCGATGCGTTGGCGACTGGTGACGCGGTGCTGGCTGCCAATGTGTGGCGGCCGAAGTTTGTTGAGCATATGGGTCATGCGGGGCGGCGTGAGCTGAAGCTGGTGGACGATACGGGCCAGCCTCTGTGGGTGATGCAGAAGCAGGATGGCCGTTTGGCCGACAAGTTTGATGCTGCGATGGCGGGGATGTTGTCGTGGGAGGCGTGTGTTGATGCGCGTCGTGATGGTGCGCATCCGCGCCCGAAAGTGTTTGCGCCTAGACGGATCTACTAGTCGCGATAGAGACAGAGAGGGGGTCAGCTGTTGACTGCTTCAACGCCAGCGGAATGGCTCCCGGTGCTGACGAAGCGTATCGACGACGGAATGTCGCGGGTGCGTTTGTTGGCGCGTTACTCCAATGGGGATGCTCCGCTTCCTGAGTTGACGCGGAACACGTCTGCGGCGTGGCGTTCGTTCCAGCGTGAGGCGCGCACCAACTGGGGTCTGATGGTGCGGGATTCTGTTGCTGACCGGATCATCCCGAACGGAATAACGGTTGGTGGTTCTGCCGATAGTGATTTGGCGTTACGTGCGCGGCGCATTTGGCGGGATAACCGCATGGATTCCGTGTGTAAGCAGTGGGTCAAGTATGGGCTGGACTTCGGCGAGTCGTATTTGACGTGCTGGCGTCGTGATGACGGTACGGCGACGATCACAGCTGACTCTCCTGAGACGATGGTTGTCAGCGTTGACCCGTTGCAGCCGTGGCGGATCAGGTCTGCGATGCGGTGGTGGCGGGACCTCGATGCCGAGTCGGATTTTGCGATTGTGTGGTCGGGTGACGGGTGGCAGAAGTTCGCACGTCCGTGCTTTGTGCAGTCGTCGTCCCGGCGCAGGCTGGTGACGCGAATCTCAGACTCGTGGGTTCCGGTTGGTGATGCTGTAGTGACCGGTTCGCCGCCGCCGGTGGTGGTGTACCAGAACCCTGATGGCATGGGCGAGGTGGAGCCTCACATTGACATCATCAACCGGATCAACCGGGCTGAGCTTCAGTTGTTGTCCACGATGGCGATCCAGGCTTTCCGTCAGCGGGCGTTGAAGTCGACGGAGCATGGATTGCCGAAGGTTGACGAGAACGGCAACGCGATCGACTACGCCTCGATCTTTGAGGCCGCGCCGGGAGCGTTGTGGGAGTTGCCCCCTGGGGTTGATATCTGGGAATCGCAGACGAACGACTTCACTCCGATGTTGTCGGCGATAAAGGAGCATATTCGACAACTGTCGTCGGCGACCAAGACTCCGCTGCCGATGCTGATGCCGGACAGCGCGAACCAGTCAGCTGAGGGTGCGCACAACATTGAAAAGGGCTTCCTGTTCAAGTGTGAGGATCGGCTTTCGATAGCGAAGATCGGCCTGGAGGCCATCTTGGTTAAGGCGTTGCAGATTGAGGGCGAATCGGTTAAGGACACAGTGGATGTGTCGTTCGAATCTCCAGATCGTGTGACGCTGGGGGAGAAGTATTCCGCAGCATCTCTGGCTAAGGCGGCCGGCGAGTCGTGGGCGTCTATCCGGCGGAACATCCTGAACTACAACGCCGATCAGATCAAGCAGGACGATCTTGATAGGGCGCGTGAGCAGATAACCCTGTTCGCCGGCAACTCGGTGCAGCGTCCCCAGGAAGATGGATCACGCTGAGTACGCGGCTGCGACCGCTGAACTGAGGCGCAGACTGCTCGAATATGTGTCCGCAGCGTGGACATCGGTAACGCTGTCTGACAGTGGACTGCAAGAGCTGACATCTTCGGTGGCACCGGTTGTCCAAGCGGCCCAAGAGTCGATGGCTGCCATGACTTCGGTGTACATCGCAGAAGTCACCCAGCAGTCACCGGTGCAGGCCGTCGAGGTCTCCAAGATTCGCGGTGTGCCGTCGGAGAATGTGTACGCGCGGCCCGTGATCACAGCACGTACGGCACTGTCGGAAGGTAAGAGCGTCGCAGCGGCACTCCGGGCCGGTCAGCGCCGTATCGAGAACCTGGCGGGCACCGACCTGCAACTTGCAAAGACGCACCAAGCTAGGTCGTCGTTCACCCGCAGCGGCGTCCAGTTCTACCGCCGCGTCTTGACCGGCAACGAGAACTGCGCACTGTGTGTCATCGCATCAACCATGCGGTACCGCAAAAACTCGCTGATGCCCATTCATCCGGGCTGCGATTGCGATATTGACGTGATCCCCCCGGGGATGGACTTCGACACGATCAGCACGGAGCTTCTCAACGAGACGCATGACCAGGTGAAGGCGTTCGCGGACATCGCAGACCGCGGCGGCCGCGCCGTCGACTACCGGAAGTTGATCGTCACTCGCGAGCACGGCGAGGTCGGGCCGGTCCTCGCATGGCGTGACCAGAAGTTCTCAGGCCCCAAAAGCATCCAGCGCTGACCCCCTCGGCGGTCTGGATAACGCACACATGTCCCGTAACGGGGCATGGCACAAAGAAAACCCATCCGCAAAGGAAACAAACCCTCATGTCTGATGATGTGACAGCAGAAACGTCGGAACACAGCGCCGCAACGGAGCCAGTGGAACCGGCAGGCGACCAGGACGCAACCGCCACGGTTGAGGAGCCAACGCAAGCTCCGAAACCAACCGAGACGGTCGAGTTCTGGAAGAAAATGGCCCGCAAAAACGAGGCGCAAGCCAAGGAAAACTACGCGGACGCCAAGAAATGGCGGGAGTCGCAGGAAAAAATCGGCGACGACCCGCTGGCCCGGATCGAAGAACTGGCACGAAAGTTCGAGACGGCTGAGCGTGAACGCATCCGAAGTGATGTGGCACGCGAAACGAAAGTCGATCCGGAGTTCATTCATGGCGACACTGAAGAAGAGATGCGCGAATCCGCCGACCGGTGGAACGAGTTCGTCAACAAGCGGATCGAAGAAGCGCTGAAGGCCAAAACGGCATCGTCGGCCGTGCCGACGTCGGAAGTCACATCAGACAAGAAGGTTGAAGGCCCGAAGCCTCTCACACCGGCTGAGTATGCGGCGCTGCCGCCTGCCGAGCGAAAGAAGGCGCGAGAAGAGGGCCGACTCGACAGCTATCTACGTGGAGAACTCCACTAACACAGAAGGGAGCCAAAAATGGCTTTCAACAACTTCATTCCTGAACTCTGGTCGGACATGCTCCTGGAGGAGTGGACCGCCCAGACCGTTTTCGCCAACCTCGTCAACCGCGAGTACGAGGGCATCGCAAACAAGGGCAACGTGGTGCACATCGCTGGCGTGGTGGCACCTACCGTCAAGGACTACAAGGCCGCTGGCCGGCAGACCTCGGCGGACGCGATTTCCGACACCGGTGTCGATCTGCTCATCGATCAGGAGAAGTCGATCGACTTCCTCGTCGATGACATCGACCGTGTTCAGGTTGCGGGTTCGCTGGAGGCGTACACCCGTGCTGGTGCCACGGCCCTGGCCACCGACACCGACAAGTTCATCGCTGACATGCTGGTGGACAACGGAACCGCGCTTACCGGTTCGGCGCCTACGGACGCTGATGATGCGTTCGACCTGATCGCTTCTGCGCTCAAGGAGCTGACGAAGGCGAACGTCCCGAACGTGGGGCGTGTCGTTGTCGTGAACGCGGAGATGGCGTACTGGCTGCGTTCGTCCGGGTCGAAGCTGACCAGCGCGGACACCTCCGGCGACGCTGCTGGTCTGCGGGCGGGCACCATCGGGAACCTGCTGGGTGCCCGGATCGTGGAGTCGAACAACCTGCGGGACACCGACGATGAGCAGTTCGTCGCGTTCCATCCGTCGGCCGCTGCGTATGTGTCGCAGATCGACACCGTCGAGGCGCTGCGCGACCAGGACAGCTTCTCAGACCGTATCCGCGCTCTGCACGTGTACGGCGGCAAGGTTGTCCGCCCGACTGGTGTGGTCGTCTTCAATAAGACGGGCAGCTAGCCACAGCGATGTTGCTTGCTACCGCCGATGACGTTGCTGCGGCGCTTGGATTACCGAGCGCCGCAGCGCTCACACCGGAGCAGTCTTCCCGTGTGGATGGCGTGCTGGGCCGTGTCAGCGACACCTTCCAGCGCGTCACCGGGCGGGTGTTCACCACCGGGGCCACTCGGGTGCGGGCGCAGGTCGTCAACGGGCGCGTGTGGCTTCCTGGTGTGGTGGATGAAGTCGAAGCAGTCACGCTTACCGGTGGAGAAGAAGTCGACTTCAACCAAGACGGTAACTATGTGGATGTCACCCGAAATGGGTGTCCACTCGTTACCGGCACAGTGGTGATCGTCGAATATGTTGGCGGAGGTGTGCCCGACTCTGTAACAGAGTTTGTGGCTGCGGTCGCTGCACGTCACCTGACGGTGACGCCGGGTTCGGTTTCATCGCAGGCGGTATCGCTGACGGCAGGGCCGTTCACCCAGCGGAATGCAGAGTGGGTGTCCGGGACGGCAGTGTTCACCCGGGACGAGTTAGAAGATGCGAAGCGGTTCGCCAACCCTGCACCTACGATCACGATTCACCGGCTATGACGTTCCCAACCTCGTACACGGTGACGCACCACCCACACATCGGTGACACGACGGATGGATTGGGGAACACGATCCCCCAGTTCGGTTCCGGGGTGTCTGTTCCAGTGATTCAACTCGCCCCGCATGTGCAGGTGGTGGGGACGTATTCGATTGTGGAAACCGAAACGATCGATGTTGACCTGTACTTGCCGCCCGGTTCGCCGGTGAAGGTGAAAGACCGTGTCGGGTACGGGTCAGATGTGTTCGATGTGGTTGCGGTTCGTGACTGGAACATGGGTTTTCACGGTTGGGCGCCGGGTTTGGTGGCGGAGCTGCGGAAGGTGTGATGAATCGTGGCTAACGGTCCAACGAGGAAGAACCCTTTGGCGAAGTTCGGTGTGCGGCTGGACGATTTCGACAAACTGCCTGAGGTGAACGAGGGCGTCAACGAGTTCATGGACGAGGTTGTTGACGCGTGGAAGAACAATTCTCCCGTGGGCACCGGTGCCTACCGTGATCTTGTTCAGGTGACGGAACGGTCCACGAACAAAGGTCGCGGGAAGGTCGGCGCGACTGATCCGCAAGCGCATCTCGTGGAGTTCGGGTCGGTGCACAACGACGAGTACGCGCCTGCCCAGAAGACGGCTAAACAGTTCGGCGGCAGCGCGTATGGCGACTGATTCTGCTCCGAGTATTCACCGTGTACTGGTGGCGTGGCTGTCCCCTCTGGGAAAGGTTTCTACCCGCCGCTTGTCGGGTGATCCGTTGCCGCATCGTGTGGTTCGTCGTATCGATGGTCGTGATGTTCCCGAAGAGGGCAGCGATTCGGCTGTCGTGTCGGTGCACACGTTCGCCGCGTCTGATGAGGCCGCTGAGAATGAAGCCGAGTTGACGCATCAGCGGATGTTGGAGCTTGTCTCTGATCCGCTGGTGGAGATACCGGTCGGTGGTGGAGTTGTTGCGCGTATCGACTACGCGCGTGTGCTGATGAAACCGGTCCTCGTCGAGTATGACGACGACGGTCACCTGGTGCGGCATGTGGGCCGCTACGAGATCGGTGTTCAGTACATCTAATTGAAGTTTCAGCCCTGACAAGGGGCCTGGCGGTAACGCCGGGTCCCTTTTTTGTTCGCCGGAAAATTCGCAATCCGGTCCCTTATCCAAATGAGAGGAGCGTCCCTATGACGCAGCCATTGACCGGCACCGACTGGAGCGCCGGCGGATTCACTGACATTCACAAGCCGTTCATCGAGCGTGGCGGCCTGCAGGCGGTTTTCATCCGCGACAACCGCGGTGCCGCGACGGACATGTCGCCGTTCGAGGATGATTGCGTGACGGTGAAGTGGTCGCCGTACGCGCAGGACGGAAAGCTTCGCGACGACCTGTTCATCCGCCGGAAGGTGAACGGCAAGTACGAGTACAACACCGATCCGAATGAGGGCTGGTGGCACATCGGCTGCAACCCTGAGGATGGCGGTGCGGAACGTGAACCGGACGTCACCTCTGACGATCTGATGGTGTTGCAGTCTAAGTTCCCGGTCGATTCTGAGGTGACGGAAAAGTCGTACTCGGTGCGGTTCGTGGCGCTCGGTACTGCTGATCCGCTGATTCACCGGCTGGAGTCGGAACTTCCGTTGTGCGACAACGCGGGTAATCCGCTGGTCGCTCTTCCCGGTACCCCTGACTACGGTGAGGGTCCGCTGCTGGACGCTGACTCGGCGGAGTACCAGCTTCTGCTGCTGTACGCGCGCCGCACCTCGGGCGGGTTCATTTACCGCGCTGAGGGTTACCCGGCGGTGAAGCTAGACGACCAGGCGTCGAAGCAGCGGTCCAAGACCGACCCGGACGCGGCTGACCTGACGTACAAGGTGCTGCCGAATGAGTACTTCATGCGGCCTGACCCGGCGGGCGCGATCGCCCTGGTGCCCGGCTACTTCTATGTGTGGATGGGTGGCCCCGGCTGGGATGCGCAGTACTCGGACGGCAGCTAGCCGGTAAGTCGTCCTGCCGGGTGGGTTGGTTTGGGGCTGGCACCCACCCGGCAGGCACCCACATAAAGCCAGCCCAACCCCTCAACCCCGAAGCCCCCCCTTTTTAAGGAAGCCCCTGATGTCTGTGAAGAAACCCGAGAACAATGGTGCCGCCGCGCGTGAACAGGCCACCGAGTTCGATTCGCCGTTCGCTGATCGTGTTCTGCGCTTCGATGACGGCACCACCATGACGATCCCCCCGCACCCGAACCTTCGGATGCTCGACGATGATGCGCTGGAAGCGTACGAGGCGTATCTCGAAGAGATCGAAACCTATGACCGGGAGCCTGACCTGTATATCCCGGAGCAGACGGTGAAGGACCGTGACGGCAACGAGATGGTGTTGCCGGCGGAGACCCGTCCCGGCGCGGTGAAAGGCCCCCCGTACTACAAGGACGGTAAGCGTGTGTCGCCGCCGCGTGAGGTGCGGATCGTTCAGGTCGTGCTGGGCATGGACAACTACGAGGTCCTGCGGTCGAAGAAGATCGGTGGCCGCGCGGCTGGCGCCCGGGATGTGTGGCGGGCCTGGACCGAGCAAGGTTTCACGATCGCGGAACGAGCTGAGTCCGACTCGAAAAGTGATGGAAGCTCAGTGGTTCTGGAGACTGTACCCGAGACAGATAGCGAGTGATCTGCGGCGCTTCTTCGGGTTGAGTGTTTCGGATTGGCATCAGGGCAGGCTGTCCAGTTTAGAGTTGCTGGACCTGTTCGGGGTGCGGTTCGTGGACAACGCTGAAGAACGCGTTCGGGAATTGTATGTGGATTTCGCGCCTGTCAATGGCGCGGTGGCGCGGGCTGTTCGCGGTGGCCGCTGGTCTGAGCCGGAGTTGATCGCGGCGGAAACATACAACGAGATCGCCCGGTTCAGGGCGTCATTCCATGCATCGAAGAGCCGTAAAGCGGCGTATGAGCCGTTCGCTTTCGAGGATCCGGTTGATCGGTTGGAGAAAGCGAAAGCCTCAGTTGAGGCGCACGAGTTGCAGCGTGAGGTTGAGGCCGATCTGTTCGGCTGGTGACGGGAGGTGAGTGTCTGATGCCGATCTACGTGGACATTATTTCTCGTCTTGATGAGCGTGCTGCTGCGGTGGCGGCGAAGAACATTGAGCGTGAGATGGCTGCTGCTGGTGCTCGTGGCGGTTCGGCTGCTGGTCGTGCGATCGGTGAGAACGTCACCAAGGAGGCGGCTGCCGCTGGCCGTAATGCTGGTGAGCAGTTGTCGCGTGAGGTTGATCGTGCGACGAAGGCCGCGGGTTCTCGCATTGTGGATGGGTTCGCGGCGAATGGTGTGTCGGCGGGCCGGGGGTTTGGTTCGTCGTTTGGTTCGTCTCTTGCGTCGTCGTTGCCTGTGGCGGGCCGGTTTTCGTCTGCCCTGTCGGGGTATGAGGGTGCGGCGTCGAAGGCTGGCGCGTTGGCTGGCCGCGCGTTGGGCACGGCGTTCACCGCCGCCGCGACAGGCATCATCGGAGCAGCCAGTGTTGCCCTGTTCAAGGGTTTCGACAGGTACAAATCTCTTGATGCGACGTCGCACCGTCTTGCCGCGATGGGGAACAGCGCCGAGCAGGTCAAGACGATCATGTCGGATATCAACGAGGTCGTCGTTGGCACTCCGATTGCGTTGGACGAGGCGGCGAAGGCGGCTACTCAGTTCCTTGCTGGTGGGGTGAAGCAGGGTCGCCCGTTGCAGGCGGCGTTGACGGCGATCGCGGACGCGGCGGGTGCATCTGGGCAGAAGTTCGGCGACCTGGCCGTCATCTTCAACCAGGTGTTCAACAAGGGCAAACTGCAGGCTGAAGAGATGTTGCAGCTCAATGAGCGTGGCATCAATGTTCAGGCGGCGTTGCAGAAAGAGTTCGGCCTGACGAGCGCTGAGATTCAGAAGATGTCGAAGGACGGCACGATTTCGTTCGGCATGCTTGTGCAGGCGATTGAGGGCCAGTTCGGTGGTATGTCGAAGAAGCTGGCCGACACTGTTGACGGCGCCTTGTCGAACATGAATGCCGCCGTGGGGCGTGTTGGGGCGAACTTCATTTCGGCGCTGTTCGGCGACCCGCTGGACACGACGGAGGGTCCCGGGGCGTTGGCGAAGTCGATCAACAACGTGACCGACAAGTTGAATGACTTGAACGCGTGGATCGTTGCGCACAAGGACGACATCAAGGATGCGTTCGAGGGTGCGGTCGAGACTGCGCAGGATCTGTGGGATGCGCTGTCGAGTGTGGTCGAAATGCTGGACCGGATCGGTATCAGCGTTGGTGATGTAGTGACCGCGTTCGTGGCGTGGAAGTCCATAGCTGGCATCACGGCGCTGACGCAATCTCTCTCAACGGTGAGCACGACATTGGCCGGTCTTCCCGCGACGGCCGATAAGTCGGCCAAGGGAATCTCTGCCGCGTTGTCGCGTGTGGCGGTCCCAGCGTGGCTGGCGTTCCTGGTTGCGCAGAACGGCCCTGAGATTGAACAGGCCATTCAGAACGCGATTCCAGGTGCGGATAGCTGGAATCACTCCAATACGCCGGATCAGTTGGGTCGCAGTGCCCGTGAGTGGTGGGACCGCAACATTCAGGGCGGCACTGGGGTTGATCCGCAACCGTCGCCGTTGCCGCAACTTGGCGGCGGGCCTGGGCCTGGTACGCCTACGGTTGGTGGTATCCCGATACCGGGGCTTGTTGGCCCGAACTCGAATGGTCCAGCGTCTCCGTTCGGCAACCTGCCTGGTCAGGTTCCATTGGATGTTTCCGTGGAGGACCGACGCGGGCGCCGTGGCGGTGGTGGTGGTGCTGCTGCTGCGGATGCGGGTCCTGATGGTCCGTTGGCTGATCTGTTCCCGGGCGCGGTGGGGGCTGATGGTGGTAGTGGTTCTGGCCCGAAGTTGCCGGATGCACCGGTGTTGCCGTATGACACGACGTTGCCGCCGGGGATTCCTGGTATGCCGCAGGACGCGGCCGTGTTCTCCGCTGAATCGTCGTATCTGGATGCCCGCCACAAACTGGCGGAGAAGCGTGCCCGCGCAGCCCAGTTGGAGCAGTCCACCGAGGCGACCGAAGAGGACCGGCTCAAGGCGCGTAACGATGTGATCGAAGCGGAACGTGATCTTCAGGCCGCCGAGATGCGCATGTCGGAGGCGCGGGCGAATCAGTACGAGAAGTTGACGAAGCAAACCGATCAGCATGCCAAGGATTTGGGGCAGATCGGTGCCCAGTTGGATCAGGATTTCGGTATCTCGAAGGGTTTGGCGGGGATCGCGGAGAACATCACGAAGTTCGTGGCGAACCTCGCTGCGGCACCGTTGTTGGGGCAGTTGCAGGCCATTTCGGCCTATAACCCGACCCAGGGCGGGCACGGGTTGATGGGTGTGCTCGGCGCGCAGGGAGTGTTCGGGCCGCAGTACCAGAACAACCAGTACGACCGGGGCTCCTACCCGTCCGCCGGTGCGACCGGTGTGTCCATGACGCCGATCGGTGCCTATCCCGGCGACGCGGCGCTACTCGCCAACGTTCCGGCGGGCCGGTACACACAAGAACAACGCGGCGACCTGACGCAGGGTTTGGCTGATTGTTCTAGCGCTGTTGAGGATCTGGTCAACTTGATGGATGGCCGCCCGACGACCGGCGCGAGCATGTCGACCCACAATGCGGACGAGTGGTTGACTGCGCGTGGATTCGTCAAGGGCATGGGCGGGCCTGGCGATTTCCGGGTCGGTTTCAACGCCAGCCACATGCAGGCGACGCTGCCTGGCGGCACCCCGTTCAACTGGGGCAGTGACGCGGCAGCGGCGCGGCGCGGTATTGGCGGCACGGGCGCCGACGATCCGGCGTTCACGTCGCATTACTACCGGCCGGTGACGTCGGTTCCTGGCGGGTCGGCGGCGGCGGCGGGTGCTCCGGGGTTGTACAGCCCGCAGAACACCAACCCTGCGTTGAATAACCCGCCGGCTCCGGTGTCGTCGGGTGCGTGGGCGCCGAATCCTGCCCCGCTGCCCACCACGGGCGGCGGTGGCGGCCCGATGGCCGCTGGCGCACCGCAAGGCCTGTTCACTGGCGGGCCGACGAACACCACCAACATCGGCGCGAACGTCGCACCGTATGCCGGGTCCGGGTCCGGCGGGATCGGCATGGACGGTGGCGGCGCGCTTGGCATGGCGGTGCAGGCCGGCGGTATGGCGCTGGACGCGATGGCCCCTGGCGCTGGTCAGGCCGCTCAGACCGGGGTGAAGCTGATCAACCGTGCCATCGAGTACGGCGGTCAAGTCGCCGCGATCGGCGCCCAAGGGTTGATGGAAACGTTCTTGCCTACGGGTGGTTCGGATTTGGCGAACAACAACTGGATCACCCGCATTGCCGGGGGGATTGCTGGTGCGGCCCCGGCGTTGCCGAACCTTGCCGGACAAGCATCCCAGCAGCGCAAGGACATCGACCCACAGGCCACAGGCCAGGGTCAAACCCAAGTCAACCAGGGTGGCGACACGAACATCACGGTCAACAACCAGCGCGCCACCGAAGACGGAACAGGCCGCGACATCGCGTATCACCTGCAAAACCAGTACGTCATGCCGGGAGGGTAAATGGCTAAGAAGCATTACCCCGCCACAGATGTAACCCCGCACGGCTGGTACGACCTCGCCAAGGGCGAGAAGCCGATGATGTGGCTCGACGCCTACGACAAGTCGATCACCTTCCACATGATGGGCGGGATGTCGGTCCCCGACCGGGTTGTAGCCCCGGAGATGGTGCACCTCACCTCACTCAAGGGCCTGATCCCGCCGTGGAAGCACATCGACCAGAAGGGCGCCACCGAGGACGGAATCACCAATATTGATGCGCTCTACGACCCGATTGAGGTCGAGGTGGGGGTGGAATGCCGTGGCCGGTCGCCGAAGTGGACGCGCCGCGTCTACCGCGATCTGGTCGCATCGATCGACGCGAAGCAGGAATCGACGTTGAACTTCCTCACCCACGACATGGGTCACTGGTGGGCGCCGGTCCGGTGGTTCCAGGGCGCGCCGCAAGCACCGTTGGAGATCGGGAAGCGGCAACGCGAAAGCCTTCGTTTGCGGGCCGATTCGGGGTTCTGGCGTACCTACGACTACACGGCGAGTTTCCAGTTCGAGTACGAGTCGATGACCGACACGTTCAACTATGACACGTCGGGCACGCAGGACCTCGGCGCGGACTGGCCGCTGTACTACGAGGGTGACGGCGGCGGGTACGTCTACGCCAATGGTGACCAGGCGAGGTGGCGGGACGACCCGGACGATCCGCTGACAACGGATACCCGCGAGGTGGTGTGCGGGCCGTACAAGGACTTCGACACCGACACCGACAACCAGGTTGTGTCGATGGTGCTCGGCGGGTTTCAGGAGTGGAGCCTGCCTGATAGTGGGGCGAATGACCTGTGGGCGCGAATGGGCCGCGACAGTAACGGCGACTGGGACGGTAATGGCATCCGCATGAGGGTGCAGGGCAACTGGATCAAGCTGTCGAGGTTCAACAACTTCTCGCAGACGGTGATGTTTCAGCGGCCGCTTCTGGTGGCCCCGCTGATTGGGGAGAAGTTCACCCTGGTTGCCGGGTATGAGGGCGATCCGCGCATGTTCAAAGTGTTGCGCAATGGGTTGCCGATCTTGTCGCACAAGGAAACCGGCACTGGTAGCGAGCTTGGCCCGGATTATCGGGGCATCGGGTTTGGTATGCAGGCCGGTGGCGCGTTGATCACGCAGGCGACACCAGCTCCGGTGCGGAAAGTGTCGGCGGGCGACAATGCGAATGTCACCCAGTCGGGGTTTGTGTCGATGGTCAATGTTGGTGACCAGCCGATGTATTGGGACGCGACCTTGTTTGGCCCGGGCACGTTCCGGTTGTATGACGGTCCCGGTTCGGATGAGTATGTGGAGTTTGGTCCGCTGCTGCCGAATCAGATTGTGTTCCTACGTACCGACCCGCGCTCACAGACGACTCTGGTGCAGGATTTGACGTCTGTGCCGCCGTCGCCGCAGGAGTTGAACATTTTCCAGCAGGCGGTGAAGTCGTTGTTGTCGTTCTTCTCGGAGCGGAACGCATTCACCGATCAGATCGGTTCAATGTTCGGGATTGTTCCCCCGCAGGGCAACTTCTACAAGTACCTGTCGGGCCGGTTCAGTGAGAACTCGGCGATCCCCGCGAAGTCGCCTGGCGAACCGGCGCAGCAGTTCTTTGTGAAGACAGAAATTGTTGGTGGCAACGCTGACTCGAAGGTGATTCTTTCGGGGACTCCGTTGCGCCGCTACCCGATGTAGCCCCTGGAGTGGCAAGCCCCGGCCGATACCTCGGTGAGGGGTGAATTTGTGGCGCGCCTGTGAACCAGGAAAGGAGGGGATGACAGTTGTCGAAGTTTGAACGCGAAACCGCCGCATGGCAATCCGCCCTCCAGTCCGGCGACCCGAACAGGATCGCACGAACCGCGCGGGCGTTGACAGAACGCAAATCGAAGGTGGACACGTCGTTCCGGTTCACGGTGTGCGACAAGTTTTGGCAGCCGATGGGCGCTGTCGGTGGCGATTTGATCGAGGCGTCGGGTGCTGACCCGCGCAACGATGTTGAAACCGGCCGGATCGTCCTCAAAGGGAACAGCCCTCTCATCCCTTTGTTCATGGACTGCAAAAAGACGATGGTAGGTGTCATCGTCGAAACCGCGGGTTTGCGGTATGCGTTCTACACGAAGAACCACACCTACGAGTACCGTGACAGCGCATGGACCGGCACCGCTGAACTGCGCGGTATCCGCGACATCCTCAACTACTACGTGATTTGGCCGTCGTGGTGGCTGCCGATTCAGGCACAGCCGTTCTCGCACGCGGTGTTCGTGTGGGCGCTGCAAACCGTGGTGGAGAACATGGTCGCAGAGTGCGCTCTGCGGTTGCAGTCCGGGTGGCTGGAGTTCATCAACAACGGCCTGTCGTTAAATCCGGATATCCGGGCGTGGTTCGGCACTGTGCTGCAGGCGTTGTCGCGTGACGGGTTGTCGGTGCAGGCGTTCACCCGCATGCTGCGAACCCCGGTGTATGTGTCACGCACCAATCCGCTGTTGGACACGTCGCCGATGGTCGCGCGGACAGTGCGGATGGAAACCGTTCAGGCCGTCATCAAGGACGTTACCCAGTCGTACGGTGTGGATACCCGCATGGATTTGTGGCTTCCAGGTGATCCGCAGCCTGACAGGTGGGCGAACCTGGACCAGCCTACCTACGTGTTTTCCACAGTGGACCGGTCGCAGATCACTGGTCCGACGAAAACCGTGCTCGATTCGGTGCTGCGCACCACGATTGACCTTGGCGGGTCGCTGGGGGACATCTTCAAACCTGTCATCAAGCAGGTTCCCGGCATGGACGGCGTGTTTTATGCGCCCGCGTTGGGTGTGGATTTCGAGCAGCCATACGCCTATTTCGTGGCACCCGAGCCGGGTGAGGACACCGGTATCGATGCGTGCACGATCACTGACCACACACCTGAGGGTTGGCAGCACATTATTGGTGGCCGTAGCCCAAAGTGGTTGAACGACTTGATGAATGCCACCTTCGCATGGCTAATCGACTCGCTGATGATCGTTGTTGGATTCACCGGCATACCGTCCGATCTGCTGTCGGGGTTCCTGAACAACAGCTTCCTGGCGTTCCAGTTGATTCAGCATTACGACCGCCGTGACGAAGTTGGCCCGTACCATCCGGCGATCGAGCGGTTCTATCCGACAGCATCAGCGCCGTACAACATCGAAACGGTGTTCGCATTCATCAACGCCTTGTTTGATTCGCAGGGCAAGACGACGGCGACGGTGCAGTTCCGCAACGGTGCCCAGTATGCGTTGGGTCGGGACGTTTTTCGCGGCGGCCTGATGTCGCTGGTGTTCATGTCACGTACCCGAATGGTGACTGACTACATCGAAAACGTCATGTGGCGGGTTTCCCAGGATGAGCGGAAGGTGATCGCGCAGTTGGGGGATGGACGCAAGTCGGAGGCCCCGTTGGCGAAGCATCAGCGGTTCATCACGGGGATTTTTGAAACGTTGTCGGTCCTCACGCTGTCACCTCAGGGATAAGCAGCGGTCGTCCTTTCTTTCCGTAACTCGCCCAATGTGAATGGAGCGTGCCTTATGTCGTGGCCTTTGAATCCTGCTGGGACTCACTATTTGTTTGAGGGGATCGTGGAGATTCCTGTCGATCCTACGGCGGGTGCGGCGATCCTCCAGTTGCGTCCGCAGGGCGGTATCGGTGTTGGTGTGCCCGCGATCGAGAAGGGTGATCCGGGTGTGCCGGCCACGTTCGATGCGACGGTGAATCTGACGGAGCTGGACCCGGACGATCCAACCCCGGCGGAGGCGTCGTTCACTGAGATCACGCCACCTGGAACATCCACGCCGGGTGTGTACCGGTTGAACCTGGCGCTGCACGCCGGCGCGAAGGGCGCGGATGGTGAGGCGGTGTGGGACCCGACGGATGTTGATCCGTCGCCTGTTGCGGGTCAGGTGCCGGTGGTGAATTCGACTGCTGATGGGTTTGTGTTGGCGGCGCAGCGTGTGGGGGACCGGTATGTTCCGGCGTCGATCAACAACACTGCATCGGGTAACGCGAACTCGACTTTGGCTCAGGTGTCGATTCCTGCGCAGCCTTTTGATTGGCGGCCGCGTGTGCAGGGGTACACGGTGGTCACCGGTGAGGGTGCGGATGTTCGGGTTGATTTGGTGGCCCGGTTGAACGGTGAGACTGGCGGCAACGTGATCGGCCGGTGCCCCGGTGTGGCGCAATCGGAGCGGCTGACGCTTGTTTCGGGACCTGCGGCGGGCTCATCGGATGGGTTTGACCGTGTGGCGGCCGGTACACCGGCGACGATCTATTTCCGGTGTGAACGTCAGGCGGGGTCGGTGACGTACACGACTTCTGCTTCTACGTCGATGTTTTCGGTTGAGGTTTGGCCGCTGTCATGACGTCATCGTTTGATCCGTTGCCGGAGTGGGCGCATGCGGTGCCGTCTGAGCCGGGTATTCACCCGGAACAGTCGGCGTTGCAGTGGCAGCGTCCGTTCACTGTTCAGCAGCTGCTTGAGATTGGTGAGCAGTTCATCGAGCAGTTTTTGGCGTGGGTGGTGCGCGCGGTCGCTGGGGTGTTCATCCCTGGTGAGGCGTCGTTCGACCAGTTGCGTGATTGGGCTTTGAACATCCCCATTCTCGGGGACATTATCGAAGCGATCACCGGCCTTGTGGGTGGTGGGATTGAGGAGCTGACGCAGTTCTTCGGTAACATCCGCAACTTCTTCCAATCAATCGACTTCAACGATCCGAGTTTCAACCCGCTTCAGGCTGCGGCGCAGTTGGTGAACATCATCCTTGCGCCGCTGCGCAATTTGCTGCCCAGTTTGTTGACGATTCTGCCGATCGGTGGCATATCAAACCAAGCACCGAACATTCTTCCTGCCCCGAAGTTCCCTGAGGGATCGGTGGGCGAGAACGCGGATTGGGTTGTGGACCCGTCGCATTCTCGCAGCGGGGATGGTACTGGCGCGGCGAAAGTCATTGCCGACGGCACGTTGAAGGCACTGCGGTCGGGGCAGAATGTTGGCGATTTCTTCGCGGTGAGCGAAGGGCAGACAATCACTGCCCGGGTGTTCGTGTCTCACGACGATTATGTGGGTACGGGCGCGCCGATCCGGTTGCAGCTGGTGCCGTACATCGACGGCGTTGCACAGCCCCCTGTGGATTTGAACGCGTACGCCCCCCAGGACGCGAACTTGGCGTGGCCCGGTAAGGAGCTGTCGGGGGAGTATCGGGTGCCCGCTGGGGTGACTGGTGTGCAGACCCGGTTCGTGGTGACCGAAGACGCCACTGCGGGCACGTTCTGGTGGGATGACGCCGAGGTCAAGCAGACCGGCGTTATTCAGCAGTCGTGGGTCGAGGGTCTTCCGGAGATTCTGCAAACCTTGTTGGCCCGGGTGCAGTTGACGATTGACACGGTGGTGTCGGCGATCCGCGGCGGCGTGCAGACCGTTGAGAACACGCTGGAGGATTTGTTCGACGCTTTGCGCAACATCTCCCCGGAGTCAATCGCGGGCATGCTCGGCCCCGAGAATCTGCGGGAAACCATCGAGAACATCGTCAACAGCATTGTCGGTGGCCTGGTAGGCCTTCCGGGTATTGGTGCTGGCATCGCCGACCTGTTCAACGTGTTGCAGGAGATCGCCTCGCGCGCCAGCTTGGGGTTGTTCTCGTGGGACATCCTTGGCATCAGGACCAACAAGCCTGTCGATAGTGGTTTGTTGCCGTCGGAGCGGTCCAACTTCCCGCTGTCGAACGTCACGACGTGGCTGGAGGCCACGCAGAGCAATTCACTCATCGGCCTCGACTACATCGAGCAGGACATGCCGCTCGGTGTGGTGTCGTGGATCGGCTACGGACTTTCAGGGATCACCGAGTTCTACGTCAACATCTGGAAGGTCGACTTGACGTCGGGCGACTGGACGCTGGTGCACCATTCCCCGAACATCGTGGGGCTTTTGGGCGGCACGGCCGCCCCCGGGGAGTTCATCTCCTACGAGCTGGATGACCCGGTTCCCGTGGTGGCGTCTGAGGTGTACGCCTATGAGCTTGTCCCGGTGGGCGGTACGCATTATGTGCGTGGCCGTGTGGCGGATTTGCCGAATCATCCGACGTCGCAGATTGTGTCGCTGGCGGCCACCAGAAACAACACGTCGCCGGATAGCCCGCCGTCGTCGATTGCGAAGGCGTCGGTGACCCGCTCGGGCGATGTGCCGTGGGTGAGTATCGCCGTGGATACAGGTTCCGGCGGTGACCATCACGATCCGTTGAAGGTCTACCTTGGCACCGCGGCCACGGTGTTCCCGGTTCCGAACTGGGTGAACTACATCGACCCAGTTGCGGTGGGCGCTGGTGGTGGTGGTGCGCAGGGCTGGGCCTTGGGTATCAACGGTCAGGCCGGTCAGCCCGGGAAGTTCAACGCCACCACATGGGTGCGCGGTGAGCATTTCGGCGACAACGCCATCATCACCTTCGACCCGGGCGCTGGCGGCGTGGGCGGTCCTGGTGACGGCGCTGCCGGTGGGAACACCACGTTGTCTATCTCCACGCCTGGGGGTGACACGTATTCCATTGTCGCCGAAGGTGGCGCGGCGGGCACCACTGAAGGGTTTTTGTCGAAACCTGTTGGCCGAGGCCCGGGCACGTTCACGTTCAACGAGCAGGACTATGTGGGCGGCGTTGACCAGAAGGTCATGGGCGGCCACGGTGCGCCCGCTGGTGGTGCCGGTAACGGCGGCAAGGGCTCGTTGGCGGCATTTCAGTCCGGCGGAAATGGCGCTCCTGGTGGCGGCTGGGTGTTCTTCCGGCCCGACCCGCTGCCTGACCCTGACCCGGATTTGACGCCCCCCACTGCTCCGACGTTGGTGGAGCTGGTCGATTCCACTTTCAGCACTATCACGATTACGTGGTCTGGAGCAACAGACGTATGACAATCAAAGGGTATTTCGTTTACGCGAAAGAGAAGGACGCTTCGGGCGATTTCGTTCAGTTGAATCCCGACCCCGTGTTGCCGCCGTATGAGACAAACGGTTTGAAGTCGAACACCACGTACGAGTTCTATGTGAAGACGGTGGACAACGCCGGCTGGTTGTCGGACCCGTCGGATACCTACGAGTTCACCACTCCCGCGCACACTGCGGGTGATTTGTTGTCGCCGGAGGACCAGGCGATGGTGGATTTGATTGTGGAGGAGTCCCGCGCGGAGACCGGCCAGCCGGGGGTGATGTTGCAGATCACCGGTCCGCGCGGGAACTATGCGAAGGCGTATGGCACCACCGTGGGCGGCACGGTTCGCCCGTTGACGTTGGATGACCACTTCCGCATGGGTTCCTCCACGAAGATGTTCACCGCGATTGCGTTTTTCCAGGCTGTCGATAAAGGGTTGATCTCGTTGGATGACACACTGGAGCAGTACGTTCCGGGGATTCCGAATGGTACCGCGATCACGATGGGGCACATGCTGTCCATGCGGTCCGGGATCGCCGAGTACACGGCGGGTATCAACGCAATCTGGTACGCCCTGTTCCCGACGTGGCCATGGACGGGCGCGAAAGACATGCTGGGGACGATGAAGGGGCCGTCAAACTTCTATCCCGGCACCGACTATCTGTACACCAACTCCAACTTCGCACTGATCGGCATGGTGCTGGAGATCGTCGACCCGGCACACCGGCCGATCAAGCAGATTTTCAAAGAGGACATCATCGACCCGCTGGGGTTGACAGAAACGTCGTGGCCACCGACGGGTCCAGTTCCGCCCCCGGCATCTATCGCTGATGCGATCAACCCGAACTTTCTGGACGCGGCGGGCGCGTTGGCGACGAACATCAACGACTACACGAAGTTTGCGGAGGCGTTGCGGGACAACGCGATGGGACTGTCCCCGGAATCGTACGATACGTGGCTGTCAACGTTCTGGAAGCACCCCACGGGGTGGGACCAGTACGCGAACGGGTTCTACATTCCCTCCGAGTACTACTACGGGTACGGGATGGAGTCGTTCGGCACGTGGTTCGGGCATCCCGGCTTGTTCTCGGGCGGCTGGTCGTCAACGATATTCTTTGAGCGGGATTCGGGTGCGACGTTCACCCTTCATGAGAACAAGAACACGAATGCGCCTCCGGCGGCTGGCTATACCCGTATTTGGGTGCGGGTGGCGGAGTATCTGTATCCCGGCACGATCACGAATGACCAGAACTGGCCGGTGCCACCGGAGCCGGTGGACCTTGGGTTCGACAAGGTTTCCGACCCGCTTTCCGGTGTGGGCAGCAAGCAGATACAGTTCGCCGCGTCGGATGGCGCTGCCGTATTTGTGGTGATGTCTTGGGACCGTGCGGGATCGGCCCCTTCGGCCACGTATGGCGGTCAGGGTGGCACCCTAGTCGGCTCGGTGTCCAACGATGACGACCCAGCGAATGGTGGTTTGGCGATCTTCCGCATGGACGCCGCAGGGTCCGGCGTGGCCCGCCCATTGAAGGTCACCGGCCCAGGGTGGATTAGTGCGTATGCCATCTCATTCAATGACGTGACGTCAGTGGGTGTGCCGACCTATGCGCATGGAAACGGCACTGCACATACGCAGTCGGTAACCGTTTCGAGTGGCGTGACGCTACAAGCGTTCGGCGCCGGCGGCGGCGCCTCGTATGACCTTGAGCAGATTGTGGGCGCCCGGTTGCGCGCCAAGCAAGAGGGCACCAACCCGCTGTTGTGCGTGAACACCACAACCAAAACGGGAACGGTCAGCGCCACCTCGTCGCGGCCGAATAAGTGGGCTGGCATGGCGGTGAACTTGCAGATTGGGGGATGAGCGTGGCTGTTGGCTGGTGGGCTGAGTCCCACGTCTCGTTCGGCGTCACCCTCACCCCCGAGGTGGGATTCCACTACGGCGGGCCGAAACAAGAGTTCGGTGTCACCATCACTCCAGAGATCGGCATGTCCGCCGTAGCCCACAATCGCGTGGGTTTCGGGTTGTCGGTGCCGGTTTCGCTGGGAATGGGGGCGGCCAGCCACAGCAAGGCGTCGTTCGGTCTGGTGTTCGCGCCGTATATCGCGATGCGTGGTCCGGCGGCGTTCGAGCCGGTGTTTCCGTCCGAGGATTTGTATCCGTCGGTGTCGCTGTTCCCGACGCCGCGCGCGCAGTCTCCCGGTTTCGGGTTGTCGTTCACGCCGAGCATGGGGTTCGAGGCCGCGCCGAAGTTTGTGCGGTCGTTCGGTATCGAACTGGACCCGCAGGTCGGCATGGGTACCGCACTCGGGTTCACGAAGGGCTTCGGGCTCGAACTGTCCCCGCAGGTTGGAATGTCCGGCGCGGAGCGGTATTACCGCGAGTTCGAGCTGACATTCGCCCCCGAAATCGGTATGGACGCCGTGGGTAATGATGGCGTTGATCCGGTGGCGTTCGACGCAGCATCGGCAGTGAATGCAGGCACCGCTGACTTCACGTATTCGCATACGGCGACTGCTGGTGCGGCGGTTGTGGTTGCGGTGGTGCTGACCGGGTCCGGTGGGTCGATGGTGAGTGTCACCTACGGTGGTGTGGCGATGACGTCGGTAGGCAGTGTCGACCTGGACAACACCGCCGCCCAGGGGACATTGTTTTTATACTTCATCAACGATGTTCCCGGTGGGGCGCAAACCATTGCGATCGATAAGGGTGGGTTCACGTGGTGCCGGTCGGCAGCGGTGTCGTATCTGAATGTTGGTTCGTACGGGGCGTTTAACAGCGCCTATGGCAGTGGTACGACGGTGTCCCACCCAGCCACGTCGGTTGCTGGCGGGATGGTGGTGCAGGCGCTTGGTGTGCGCAACAACGTCACCATCACACCGTCTGGTGGAACAACCCGGGCGAACGCCAGCAACACCGGTGGCTCCATGTCGATGAGCGATTCCACGTCGTCGACCACGTTTGCGGCGACACTCGCCTCGTCCAACACATGGGCATCTGCGTATGTCGTCCTCAATCCCGCATAACTCGGAAGGAAACAATCATGGGTATTCCCAACGCAACTCACAAAGCAGCATCGGACGCTATCGCCGGTCTCGGTGACTGGATCAGTGTGCATACCGGAGCTGCCGGCACCACAGGGGCGAATGAAGCCACGGGTGGTGGATATGCGCGGGAGCAGACGTCGTGGACGTCGGGCTCCACGGGCACCAACACCGGCGACGAGGTTGAAATCTCCGTGGCGGCAGGCACCTACGTGGAGGGCGGCATCTGGTCGGCCAGCTCGTCGGGCACGTTCGTCGGTTCGGAAGCTTTCGACGACGGTGACGTGGAGGTGTCCGGTACGGGGGCGAGCATCTCCGTGACGCCCCGCATAGTCGCCTGAAATCCTGGATAGGGGAACTGTTTTGAACATCAAAACTGATCATCAGATCGTCGCGTTCGGCAACGACATGATGGGCTTGTTTGACCGTGACGGCACGTTGATTGTGCAGGCCGCCCGCGTGGTCGGCGGGTGGGAGGTCACCGCCGAGGGGCGGCCCCCGGCGACCGTGTTGGATCGGTCTTCGGCGATCACCGAAATGATCAACACCGCCCTCGCGGTGCTTCCGGGTGACGGTTATTCGTGCCTGGTGCCGAGGGGTTTACGGGCGCAACCCTAGGAGGGGTTTGGTATGGCTTATTCGAAGCAGTCGTGGGAGAACGTTCCCTCGACGAACACCCCGTTGTCGGCGGACCGTCTCAACCACATCGAGGACGGTATCGAAGGGGCGCATGAGGGGCTGGACGATAAGGCCGACCTCGCCCACGACCACGTTTTGGCCGATGTTACCGACGTCACCTCTACTGGTGCGGCTATTGCTGGCGCGGTGGATAACGATGCAGCCCTGGAGGCTTTGCAGCCGGAGTTGGACAACAAGATCCACGAGATCGTCGACTACTACGCGACCAACGAGTTGGATGTTCAGGTGGATGCTTCCGATGTGGTGTCGGGCACGCTGAGCATTAATCGCATCCCCGTGGGTAGTAGTGGTTCCACGGTGTGTGTTGGTAATGATTCGCGCCTGTCGGACCAGCGGACACCCTCGGACAACTCGGTGACCCTGGCCAAGATCCAGGACGGTGCAATCACCAACGCGAAGATCAGTACCGGCGCGGCGATTGCGAAATCGAAGCTGGCTTCGGATGTGCAAACCTCACTGGGTAAAGCGGATTCGTCGGTGCAGAAATCCGGCAGCGCGTCCGGGATGTGGATGGGCACCACCCTTCCTGGTACCGGCACGGCGGGTGTGTTGTACGTGGTGGTGTCGTGAAAGTTTGGAACGGCACGGCGTTCGTTGACCCCACTGCGTTCAAGGTGTGGAACGGGTCGGCGTTCGTCAACCCTGAGCTGTACACGTGGAACGGGACCAGCTTTGACAAGGTGTGGCCGTCGTTTGAACCGTTCAGCATCTCCAGCGAAGACCCCGGCTACGAGGATCTGATCGACGAGCCGGTACCCGAGGGCGCATCCGGTTGCTGGGTCACACTCGGCGGTGCGGGCGGCGGCGGCGGCTCCGGCCGCAGATCCAACTCCGGCTACCGCTACGGCGGCGGCGGCGGGGGCGGCGGTGGCTACATCGGCCGCGTCTGGATTCCACGCGCGTCGCTCGGCTCGACGTATACCCTCGTCCGGGGCCTCGGTGGCGCCGGTGGAGCGCGGGCGGCGGGATCGTCCAACGGCAATGACGGCGCTCCCGGCGGCTCGACTGTGTTCTCGTCCGGCAGCGTTTCCCTGACGGCTAGCGGAGGGGCAGCAGGCGCGAGGGGCACTAGCTCGTCGTCCAGCGGAAGCGGCGGGGCCGGCGGTACAACCAGCATCTCCGGCATGTCCGCAACAGGCTATACAGGTGGCAAAGGCGGTAACGGCGGCAGTAACCCAACTAGCGGGCAGAGCCGTTCAAACGGTGCGGGCGCTGGCGGTCGGGGTGCTGGGGGCCTCCTGTCCAACGACAACAGCATCAGCGGCGGCAGCAACGGAACCAGCTCCGGCCCCGCGGGGAACGGCGGCGGGGGGACCGGCGGAGCCGTAAACACGGGCGGATCAAACGCAGGCAGCGGCGGTGACGGCTATGTCCTGGTCGAGTGGGAATAACCCCGCTAACGGTTCGGGTCACCAGCAGCGCGGAGTTGATACACACGCTGCTTGGAAATCTTCAGGGCGCGGCCAATGTCATGCCACGTGATGCCGTGGACAGTCATCGCCTCGTAGACGAGGGCAGCCAGTTCGGCATCAAGCTCGGCGATAGTCGCTGCGCGTTTCTGCCGGTTGGCGATCATGCGGTCGATGATTGTCACATCTAGGAGTGTATCTCAAAGAAACACTTGTGCACGTGGTCAAACGCGGTTAGACTCGCGTTCATCAACTTGAGACACCGCCCGGCGGGGCGATAGGCCTGAGAAACCAATCCCGCCGGACGGCCCACCCCCAACAGGAGGCCCACCAATGCTACGCACCACCACCGCGACTGTCTTCGCAATCGCCGCACTCGCCCTCGGAATACCCGCAGTCGCTGATGCCGCACCCGCCCACTGCGCGAATCACGGCACCGGCCACGGGCAGATCTACAAGCACGCATGCGCCACCGGCAGCGGCGGCGCAGGAGCCGACTGGACATACGCCACCCACGCCGACGGCACACCCAAGATGGACGGCACCAAACACATCTACAAGTGCGTGCGCCACTGCGGCGGCGGCCGCCACCACGTCGAAACCACCGACACCTGGTGACCCGCCATGAAGATCCACGTTCAATCCCGCGGCCCCGCCGGCTGGAACGCAACAGTCCTCTTCACCACAGGAACCGTCCTGACTGTCGCTGACGACCAAGGTCGCAGGCACCTGATCGACACGTCCCGCGTCACGGTCAGGAGGCTGCCGTGACCAAGCCCACTGTGAAACGCATAGCCGGGGCTCTCGGAACCGGACTCCTCGGAGGCATCGCACTCGCCAGTGTCCTGTCCTGGATGTTCGCCACAGGCAACCCCGCCATCGACTTCTTCATCGAACGCGACACCCTGTTCTACTTCTAAACCCACCCCCAGAAAAAGCCCCGCCACCCACTTGGTGCGCGGGGTTTTTCTATGCCCGAAAGGAACCCCGGACATGGACCGTCTCGGAATCATCCTGCTCAAACTGCTCGGACCACTCGCCGACAGGATCGCCGACCGCATCGCCGACAGGATCACCGAGAACCTGCCCGACCTGTCCAACTTGGACGACCAGATCGTCGCGAAACTCCCCGACCTGACCAACCTGCCAGCGCAAGTCATGGACATCATCGACGGCGCGCTGCGCTCCATCCCCGTCCTCGGCGGAATCCTCGGGAGCAAACGGTGACCACGAAAGATCAAGTCGCCCAAATCACCATCGCCGAAGCCAAGGCGCGCGGCTACACCCGCAGCGAATGCCTGGCGGTCATGTCCACCTTCTATCAAGAGTCCGGCTGGAACGACACCATCTGGGACCCGACCCACACCACCTACGGCATTGCCCAGCAGGACGGCTCCTACCCACACCGCTTCGACGGTGCCGCAGCCCAAATCAAAGGCTTCTTCGACAAGCTCGACGTGTGGCGCGCCAAACCCGGTGCCAGCACCGATATATGGCTGAACATCTGCTGGATGCAGCAGGCCCCCAACTGGCCCAGCGCTGACTACTGGTACGCCAACGGCCGCCGCGCCTACCTCACCGAAATCAAGTCACGCATCACCACCGTCACCCCATACCTCGACAAGTACTGGCCCGCCGATGGAGGTACCGCCGTGCCCGACGAACCACGCCCCGACTACAACGAGTTCGCCCTGTGGTCTAGCAACAGCAGTGCCCGCAGCGGCAAGCCCACCATGTTCCTGATCCACACCCAAGAAGGCGGCGGCGGCGACGCTGCCGCCGAGAACCTCGCCAAGTGGTTCCAGAACGGCAACGGCGTCTCCTACCACTACACCATCTCGCAGGCATCCGATGGTGGTGTGACCGTGGTCGATTGCGTCGACACCGACCGTGCTGCCTGGTCTGTGGGCAACGCGAACAGCATCAGCATCAACTTGTGCTTCGCCGGGTCCCGCGCCGCCTGGTCGCGGGATCAGTGGATGAAGCAGTCCAACGCAATCGACGTCGCAGCCTACCTCGCGGTGCAGGACGCGAAGAAGTACGGCTTCACCCCGCTCGTGGTGCCACCGCCATACACGAACGGCCGCCCGGGCATCTCGGATCACCGGTGGGTGACCGACGTGTTCAAGTGGGGCACCCACACCGATGTTGGCGCCAACTTCCCGTGGGACTACTTCACCGAACGCGTCAACCACTGGGCGGCTGGCGGCAAGACCGAACCTGAACCGCCGAAGGTGAAACGCTTCCCGGACGACTGGACCGACCGCGAACTCGCCGTGGAGACCTTGCGTCAGCAGCGCGGCTACGCGCTGGATGGTTGGCCGCAGCTCGGCGGCCGCACAGTGGTGGACGTACTTGGCGCGATCGGCGAAAAGCTCGGCGTCGAAGGCTGCTACGACGTCAAGGGCAAGTCCTGATGCGCATCGACGGGCAGTATGTGGGCCTCGGGTTGGGTGATTCGTCCGAGGAAATCCGCCGGATCAAGGCGTTCATGCGGCGCAAGTTCGCTTCCTACGCGGGCGATTTGGCTGATACCCCGCTCTATGACGAGGCCATGACGGCAGCAGTCGCCGAAATGCAAGCCAGATATAGCGCTGCCGGACAGTTGCGCGCGGGGTTGTACATCCCGGGGATTGTAGGGGCCGAAACCAAGTACGTCATGGGCTACCTGCCGCGCCCCGTCGTGGATACCCGGCCCGTGCTGATCACCGTGTGCGGCACCGGTGTTCCCTGGTGGATCGGCCCCGACGCCGACACCGCCCGCGCCGTCGAAGACAAATACCTGTGGCAACCCATCGGCTACCCAGCAGCAGCATTCCCGATGGGCAAATCCATTGCCGCCGCCATCACCGAAACCCACAACCAAGCTAACCGGTGGCGCGAACGCATCGAAACCCACGGCGCCGTGCTAGCAGGCTACTCCCAAGGCGCGGTAGTGGTTTCCGAACTGTGGATGAACCACATCGCACCCGAAGACGGCTCCCTGCATTGGATGAAACCGCACATCGAGAAAGCCGTGACGTGGGGCAACCCGAACCGCGAACTCGGTCACGTGTGGGCTGATCACGGCGGCTCCCCAATGGCCCCGTCCAACACCCAAGGCGTCTCATCGAACGGCATGCGCGACACCCCGCCGTGGTGGCGCGACTACGCACACCAAGGCGACCTGTACGCCTGCACCGAACCCGGTGACACACAAGAGGTCCGCAACGCCATATGGCAGATCGTGCGCGACCTGGACCTGTTCACCGGACCCGATTCGCTACTCGCCCAAGTGGTCGAACTTGTGCAGGCACCGCTACCGGAGGCGATCGCGATCACCAAGGCACTGTTGGACGCCGGCATGTTCTTCGCGAAACGCACCGGCCCGCACGTGGACTACAACGTCCAGCCCGCCATCGACTACCTACGCACATAAGGGGGACCACCTGATGTTGACACGTTCGTTTTGGATCGACGCCGCCGAACGCGCGGCCCGCACGTTCGCCCAAACCGCGATCGCCACACTCGGCGCGGGCGCGGTTGACCTACTCGCCACCGATTGGGTGTCAGTGCTGTCAGTGTCCGGCGGCGCCGCAGTGGTGTCACTGCTGATGTCTATCGGCGCGGAACGCCGCGGCAACCCCGGAACGGCTTCTGCGACTAGAGCGGTCACTGCCGCATGATGTGGGAATCGGTGCGCGAAGCAATGGACGCCGCGTACCAGCCCGACGACGGTATCGACCTGATAGGACTGCTCATCATCGGTTTGCCTTCCACGATCGCAGCGATCGGAACGGGAATTGTCGGTGTCCTCACTGTTCGAGGGCAACGTAAGGGCCGGGAACGTGCCCGACAGATCGACGCGAAAACCGATGAGATTCACGAGCAGACCGTCAACACCCATGACACCAACATGCGTGACGACCTCGACGAGATACGCGATCTGGTGCGGGACGGATTCAAACAGATTCAACGGGACATCGGAGGGTTGAGGGAGGAACTGCGAACCGAACGCCTCGAACGCATCGAAGGCGACAAGCGACGCGACCGGTGAAACACCGGGAAAGGGAACACCGAATGTCACTCTTGGCCGATCTTGCAGGTTTGGAGCCCCGAACCTGCCCAGCATGTGATTGGGTTGGTGCCCGGTCGAAGCAGGAACGTGCAGAGATCAAATCCTCGTTGGAGTCCGCGAAACGCGGCGACGTCAGGTTCACCGATGTGTTGCGGGTCCTCGTCAAACACGGTATGCCAGAAATGAACTCGCAAGCGTGGCGGCATCACGCGAGGAACCATCATGTCGCTGACTAGCGACCTGCGCCAGGTGCGCATCGCCGAAGGTGTGCGCAACAAAATCCTGATCCTCGACGTTGAACGGCTCCCCGGAATCACCGAACAATACTGGTGGGGCAGGGGAGACCTGAAGAACCGGTACGTGCAGTACGAGACGGTGACCCGCATGCCGCGCACCACGATTGTGTGCGCCAAGTGGTATGACCAGCCCGAGGTTATCCAGCTCGCCGAATGGGACAAAGGTGGACGCAAACGGTTCCTGCGGCGCGTCCACAACCTGCTATCCCAAGCGGATATCGTTGTCGGCCACTACATCGACGAAGCTGACGTGCCGTGGCTGAAGGGTGATCTGCATTTGGAGGCCGGGTTACCTCCGCTGCCTCCGTTCAAAACCGTTGACACGTTGAAGGTGCTGCGCCGCGAGTTCAAATCCGGTGCCCCATTCAAAGGTTTGGACGCGTTCTGTCAGATCGTTGGCCTGCCCGCCAAAACTGACCGCTACGACCGGGGCGCGATGGAACGCGCCGTGACAGGGAAGAGCGTTGAGGATCGGGAACGCTTGGTGTCGTACTGCGCTGGCGATGTGGTAGCCACGCAGGGGTTGTACGACTTCCTGCGTCCGCACATCAAAAACCATCCCGCACTGTTCGTTGACGGCGAGGACAAGCTGATGGTGTGTAACCGGTGCGGTGGTGAAACTGTGGTGATCCCGCGGCGGTACGTGGCGAATGTGTTGACGTACACGATGCGCCGCTGCACCAACTGCGGGGCGCATTCACGACTGTCCATCGAGCCGGAACGCATGAGCGCCGTGAGAGGGGTGTGATGTGAACGTTCGAGTGTGTACGTTCCTGGATCATGTTGTGACGGTGGGGTTCCTGTGGGACGCGCTCAAAACGTGGGTGCGACCGTGAGGCCGGCCGATCCTGTCCGGGCTGCGATCCAAGAGAGTTTGGATGCGCAGGGCGACGGCTGGCAGGTAGCCCACTATGTGGCGATTGTCGGCTTGGAGCGGATCACCGGCGACCGGATGGACTTGGGTGCGACGACGATCATCACACCGGTAGGGCAGCCGGGGTATCTCACGGATGGTTTGGTGAATCGTTACTGGGACGAATCAGACGATGAGTGATCCGCAGTTGGAGTTGTGGCGGTCGGTGTGGCTGGCGGTCGTCGCGGGGATGATCGTCGCGCTGTTGGTTCACGTCTTGGCTTAATCCACGCATTGTGAAGCATCGAACTTCAGGAGAGGTTACGGGGCCGCCCCGCTTGCACACTCTCCAGTGCAAGCGGGGCGGCCCTCTTTTTGTCATGTCCTGCGAGTTAGACCAAGTGCGCCTTGGCTTCCCGCGCGGCGTCGCGGGCAAGCTGCTCCACGGCCTCCTTTGAAGACCCTCGAACCTTAATCTGACGGTCCGATCGAGTAGTCACCTCTGCTGCTGGTGGAGCGTCACCAGTGTGCCATTCCGTCCGAGTATGGAAACTGTCGATCCATACCGGTGGTTCCTCGTACTTCACGGGAAGTTCCACGTTCGCCCAGGAAGGCGCGAACATCTCGAAGTATCTGAATCCGCCCTGCGTCGGTACGGCACTCGGAACAACGGTGGTGAGTCCATCTTCAGTCACGAAGATTAGTTGCCTCTCATTCACTTGCTTACGCCGGGTGTACCAGGTGCATTCGTACACGGGTCCGTCGAACCCGCTTGGGGTTCCGAGGGGGACTTCCTCAATTTCGAGGTACCCGCCACACCCCTCCTGGTAGGCAGTGACGAAAGCTTCGGCGTCTTCTCGATTGAGATATACCCGTTCCAGGTTGGCGTTCTCGTAGCTTGGCTCTACTACGACGAAAGCTATGGGTGAGAGGTTTTCGTTCTCGCTCATCGGCTGGCTTCTTCCCATCGTTTCATGAACCTGCCCGCTAACCGGTACACCGTGTTCGCCGCCTCAGCATCATTCGCACCAATCACATCCCCCAGTGCTTCGGCCTGATCCGCCAAACGCCGCCACATTGATCCCGGCTGCGACGAGCACCTAGACGAGTGCGCACCGATGCTGCTCCATACTTCAGCCCGAGACAGCTGCGCATTCATCTTCTCCATGTCAGCTTTCGCCACGCGTGTGACCGAGTCGACCGTGTCAACCTCAGGAACCTCACCCTCACAACCACCACACATCAGGACAGCTCTCCCGCGTGAATACCCCGGAGGATGTCCGCGGCACGGTCGGTCAGGTACTCGGATGTGTTCGGGTCCATGAGAACCCGGTCGATGGTCGCCACGATGCGATCCAACGCATACTGCGCACCGGCTGTGAATGCCTCACCCGCGATCGAGTACTGAGTGAGTGAGTCACCGATGGTGGAGTGATCCGGGTCGCGTTCAGCTTCGTAGCGGTCAGTAGCTGCAGTCATGTCAGCCTTCTTTCAGCCATCGTTGGGCGATGGACGCGAACTGCTCATCCAAAGAGAGCTGTTCCATCTTCTGCAGAAGGTCGTATTGCCATGGCACAGGGTTCAAGCCGAGCAGCACCATGAAGTCGTACATGCGTTCAGCGTCACCATGACGCATCGGCTTCGCCATCATTGCTCCTTGAGCCATCGTTGGATTGTGTTGGTTGATTTCCCGGTGAGTACGGCTATCTCCCGGACAGAACCACCAGCAGCTGCGGCGGCGCGAACCGCGAGACGAACGATCTGGTCAGCCCATTCACGATGACGCTCAGCCTCCTTCAAAGCCTCCAAGAGGTTGGAACGTTCCGGTTCTGGGACAACACCAAGAGTGCGCGCCACTACGTCTCCAACTTCTCTCCGCATTCACCGCAGAATGGCGGCAGTGAGTCAAAGACGACGGAATGTAGGCATGGCTTCGGGATTGGCCATGGACGGTCATCTCTGTTGCGTGTGCAAGACCGGGCGTCTTCCAGCGATGCATGGCCCCATGCAATCTTTTGGTCTGCGTGGGGGTAGATCTTCTTAAGCGTCTGCCCGCAGTCCGCACAGGGGCGGTATCGATACATTCATCAATCGTAGCGCTGATTCGCCACGATTGATGGGGCCTCATGGGCAGTTCGGGGGAGTGAAATCCACTCTAGGGTTACCTTTAGGGTGATCCCCTCCGAGGGTTATGGCCTCTGACCTGTGCGCCGTGAGGGTTTCGAACCCCCGACCCGCTGATTAAGAGTCAGCGGTTGATAGGCTGCATACCAGGAGAAACGTTGTCAAACCCGCAGGTAGACCCCCGATACTGCGCAATTCTGCGTAATGCTGCGCAGCACCGTAGGGTGAACCGTAGGGTGACCCCCTGGGAGGGAAAACGATGGCAACTAAGAAACGCAGAACCCGCGGAGACGGAGCGTTCTTCCAACGCGCCGACGGCAAATGGATGGGACGAGTAGAACTACCCCCAGACCGCAACGGCAACCGCCGCTACAAATGGGTGTCCTCCGTTGACCGCAACACCGCCATGGCCAAACTCAAACAACTCCGCCGCGACGTCGAAGAGGGCCGCATCGCCACCACCTCATCCACAACTGTGGAGAAGTGGATGCTGCACTGGATCGACAACATCCACGCCAAACGTAAAGTCCGCCCCGGCGTCCTCAACGACTACCGGGCCGCCATCCACAACCACATCAACCCGATCCTCGGCGCGAAACGCATCGACAAACTCACCCCGCAGCATGTGCGGGACCTGCACTCCGAGATCGGGGCCTCCCGCACCGCCGAGCTGGTCCATGTCATCGTCCAGAAAGCCCTGGACGATGCGGTAGCGGAGGGTGTGGCGACCAGGAATGTGGCCGCATTGGTCGACAAACCTGAGTACCGGAAGAAGAAACGCAACGGCTTCCCGGCGGACGTGGCGCAGCACATCATCCACACCGCGTTCCAGGTGTGCGACGAACCAGATGCGGTGCGGATCGCCGCCGGTTTCCTGACGGGCGCCCGCCGTGGGGAACTCCTCGGCCTGCGCTGGCCCTACGTCGACAACCCCGCTCAGGGATGGATCACCATCGCTTGGCAGTTGCAATCGGAAACCCGCGTCCACGGCTGTGGGGATCCTCTACCCGAACCGTCACCGCTGTCCCGGCCCGACCGTATGCCCAAGAAACCCCCGTACTGGCCTTGCGGGAAGACACGGGCATGGGCATGCCCGCAGTCCCGGTGGGACCTGCCGGCGCATTTCGAGTATCAGGAATGTGAGGGGTCGTTGTTGTTCACCCGGCCGAAGACGGACGCTGGTTGGCGTGAGGTGCCGTTGTTGCCGCCGTTGTATGTGGCGATGCAGAAACTCCGCGCCGACAATCCGCATGACTTGGTGTGGCACAAGGAGGGGAAGCCGATCGATCCCCGTTCGGACTACGACGTGTGGCGTGGCGTGTTCCGCGCTGCTGGGGTGATCGGTCCAACCGAGTCGTTGCCGCCGCACAACTCGCGGCACACCACGTCGACATTGCTGCGCGCAGCGGGTGTGGATGAGCAAACGCGTATGGAGATCTTGGGTCATGCGAGTGTGGATGCGCAGCGGATCTATGCGCATGCGGACCGGGCGAGGCATCTGGAGGCCATGCAGGGGCTGTCCGAACTGCTCCCATCGACGTTTGCGTAGGCGACCGACTGTAAATGCGCCCTGCCGAGGGATTCACCATTCCCCGGCAGGGCGCTTTTTTGCGTTCTGGCGGGTGTCACTCCGTCATGGTCCAAGTTCCGCAGCCGCTCGTGCGGAACACGATGCGATGATCCCCGTTGATTGTGCCGGTCCACGACGCGACACCATCGGGTTGGATGTTCGCGCGTACGGTGCCGGATGGTGCTTCACCTTCGCGGAGTGTTTCGCCGCCGCGGTAGTCGGCGATGCTGACGACCGCCCACGTGCAGCCGGGGGAGCTGGGTGGGATGGTGGCGGTGTAGGTGCCCCAGTCGTATCCGTCTGCGCCGCCCATGTTGTGGGTGCCGTCGCCGGGGATGGTGCGGTACGGGTTGGGCCGTGTAGTGGTGGTGGTTGGTGTGGTGGTTTGTGATGCGCTTCTGTCGTCGTCGTTGTTGTTGCGTGCGGAGACGATGCCTACGACGGCGAGCACAGCGAGCGCGGTGACCATCACCTTCCCTGGTGACACTGCGCGATCATTGGTGGTCATCTGGTAGTAGGTCTTTCTGTGTTGGTGGCTAACTTTCGCGCACTGGCGTTATCTGATCGTGACATTCCCATGTTTGGGCTTCCTGTGTCGATTTTGGCAATGATCCGTTAGCGTCTACGCATCCGGTTGCGAGGGGTGACCGGTGCTGGTGATTTCGGTAGGTGCAGCCCATGTTTGATGACGAACTCGACACTCTGTTGGTGCGGATTCTGAACGCGATGGACGAGTGTCCGCCAACATCATGGACGTTGCGGCGGGCACGTCTAGTCCTTGCGGCGTTGACGTGCCCGGACGCTCCTGGCGATGTGGTCGCGAATCTCCGCCCCGGCTGTTTCGCCGGTCCGAGGTTGGCTCGGCTGCGTCGTGTCACTGGTCGCGGCGTCTAGGTCGCCCTCCTGGTCTTGACGCGCTTCGCGCGGTGTTCGCGTCGTCTGCGCAGTTTCCATGACATTTCGTGCCTCCTGTAATCGTCTGGTTATTTCTGCAACTAGGTCGGCGTCACTGATTTGTTTCACCGATGTGTTGGTTCCGATCGGTACTGGGTCTCCTCCGCTCAATGTTGCGATCGTTGAGCCGGGTTCCCACTGCAGTGGAGCATCGAGCATTCGAAGCGTTGAACCGCGGGGCCGCGGTTTCGATGCGTCGTTGTTCTCTATGCGTGACTGCACCACGTCGGATGGCCCTCCGGCTTCCTGAACCTCGGCTTGGCTGAGTTTCAGGTACTCGCGTCGGGCTCGGACGATCTTCCCGAGTCGTTCCCAGTCGGCCTGCGCTGGGCCGTTCTGCGTCTTTGGCATGGCGCCAATCATCCGGAAAATGTTCGGCAAACACAACCATCGTTTGGCTAACGACCGTCGTGTAATTCCCATGTCCACCTGCGGCGATGTCGACGTTTGCCCAGCTAGACCAACATTTGCCGAACAGATCCTTGCGGATCCCTAATGTTTGCCGTACATTCGGACGCATGCCAACCGGTTCAAAATTCTCCCGAACCAAGAGCGTCGCCGACCGCCCACTTAGGACTCCACCGCATGTACCTATCGGAGCGCTGCGTGCAGTTGCCGACGTGACGCTTGAAGAACTCGCAGTGGGAATCGGTCAGATTTGGGAAGAGGAAGGCCGCTCGGACGCGAAGCCGCCCAGCCGCGGCACCTTGTCCGCGATCGAGTCTGGCCGCCGTGGCGCATCACCAGAACTGCTCGCCGCCATCGAAAAGTTCTTCCACCTGGACCCGGGGACCATCACGACCGCATACCGGCCGAGGCCCCGCGCGCGTTTCGCCGCATAAGAAATGCCCCCACCTGTGTGGAGCAGGTGAGGGCAGAGACACCTGAGAGGAAAGGCTCAAATGTCTGAATTACAGCTTACCGGTGACCAGTCACCGTTCGACGCCGGACGCATCCCGTGCCCGCAGGGCGGCGAGGACCGTTGGTCGGCCCGCTGGCTGATGGAGCAGATGACGTACCCGCGGTGGCAGGACTTCGAGCCGGTCATCGAGCGCGCCAAGACCACCGCGGCGGCCGAGGGATTCAACGTCAAGACCCTTTTCAGGGTTGATCCTGAAAAGACTGGTGGGCGGCCGCGAATCGACTATTCGGTCACCCGGTACGCCGCATACCTGATCGCCATGAATGGCGACCCGCGCAAGCCCGCCGTGGCCGCCGCGCAGCACTACTTCGCGGTCAAGACCAGGCAAGCGGAAGTGCAGTCGGCCATTCCGGACATCACCACCCCTGAGGGGTTGTTGGCGATGACGGAGATGTTCGCGGACACCGCGCGCAAGCTCGTGGCCGTCGAGTCCGAGAAGAAGATGCTGGCCGCCGCGATTGAGCGGGATGCTCCGCTGGTTGCGAAGGCCGAGGCTCACACCGGTTCCGATTCGGATGTTCACCGTCAGGAGTTCGCCCGCGAGGTCCAGGCGTGGGGAACCAAGCAGGGCATCGAGATCAAGCAGGCGGATGTGTTGCGGTTCCTCGGGCACATCGGGTTGTTCATCCGTGGTGAGCGGTCCGACACCGGTCACGCGACCGCTGATGCGCTCAAGCGCGGGTTGGCCTTCACCCATAAGGATGTGGCGCGCAACGGCTACGCGTATGCGGTCGGGAAGCTGACCCCGTCTGGTCAGGACTACGCGTGGAAGCGCATCACCAAGTACGTCGAGGCCAATGGCTCCCTGGAGTTGCCGCGCGAACTGCGAGGCGGTGAGCCGGCATGAAGTTCTCCGGTGAATACCTGTACCGGGTCCGCGTGATCCGTTACCCAGAGGGCGCGTTCGAGTGCATCGATGAGGAAGCTGACTACTGGGTCCCCACTCCCGGCTGGCAGCCGCCAGGTTGGCGTCCACGCGGCAACTACACACAGATCCTCGGCACCGACGAGTTCGTTTGGCCAGTAACCAACAAGGTGTACGGGTCGCATTCGACAGCGAAGAAGCGGGCAGACCTTCTCGAGTCCTATGGGGCGACTGCGGTTGTTGAGCGTTCCAGCCGGATTGTGTGGCCCGAACCATGAGCTTCTCTTTCTACTCAAAACCTCAGCGTCTGATCAAAAAGTCACACGGCGGTGTGACCATCGGTCTAGGGAACTACGACGGAACCGACCTGGCCTACCTCAATGTTGCCGGTTACCGAAATGACTGCGGTGTCCTTCTCACCGCCGATGAACTCACGGATCTGATCGACCAGCTGACCATCATCCGCAACGCGATGAGGGAGACGCGATGACGTTTCATTCACGCCCGAGGCCTCCGATTCAGCATTTCCCGAAACCGAAGAAGCCTTTGTTCCAGTCGAAACCGAAGGATGCGAAATGAGCACTCCCAGATGGGCCACGTTCAAAGAGGCCGCGTCATACCTCCGCTTGAAATCAGACGTGCTGATACGGGAGGCAGTCAAAAACGATGGGTTGAAGGCATATCCGATCGGTAACGGTCGGGAGGCGCGTGTTGACCTGAATGAGGTTGATGAGTGGATGAAGTCGCGTAGCTATGAGCCGAGGTCCGCATGACGTCGTCTGCTCCTAAGCATCGGAGTGTGTGCCAACTGTCGGGTGAAGTTCGCCCGTCTGGGTTGTGGAAAGCGTTGGCCGAGTGGGATGCGAGGCAGATGCGTGAGGCTGCGGAGTTGGAGGCGTTGCGTGAAGAAAACGCCCGCCTGCGGTGCCGGCTACAAGAACTGGGGGAGACAGCGTGAGCGATCCAGCAGTAGAAGCCGCAGCGCGTGCGTGAGTCTTATCAGGGGTTGATTCGATGATCGTCGCCGTTTCTCCAGGTAGGCAGCCGATCTGACAGCGCACACATGTTTCCGATTACCGACACTCGTAGGGAGATGACGACTATGCCGACCACAGAGCATGGATCAGACGTCCAGCACTTGAGCCCTGAACACCGCGATCGTGCTTGGCGCGATAGGTTCAACGCCCGGTGGCACTATGACTACGGCGGGTGGATTCGTACCAGGCCGCAGGATGAGGCGTCGACCTTCGCTTTGATCCCAACCAAACACTACGGACCGTTCACTGAGGATCACTCGTGTCCTGCCTGCCTGGTGGTACACCCACCTGAGGATTGCCCCGTCCTAAGTGGAAACACCGACATGTTGGTTGTTTTCGATTACGACACCTCGCCCAACAAGGCACAAGCGGATACAGCTGACGATGACCCCAGATAATGGGAATGGTATCCCGTTCCAAAAGACATTCCGCTGGTTGTTCGCTCTGTCCCTCTCGCCGCTGCCCGTGAGGCGTTGAAGCCGATCCGCGAACTACACCACCCAATCGATGAGCACGGCGATTCTGTCGAAGAGTGCAGCGAGTGTAGACACCGTTGGCCCTGCGATACCGCCAAGCTGATTTACACCTCTGAGGAGCTTCAGTGAATCTTGTTGAGCGTTTGAATGCCAGGTTTAACAACGTGATTCATGACGGGCTCGCCTTGGTGGGTGCTGTGGTGGATCCGTGGTTGGCGCGCCTGGAGCGTCAGGCCATGTCGAATGCGTTGGGCCGGGATATCTGCATGGATTACGGGGATGTTCTTGTGGCTGTGGAGGCTGAGGAAGAAGTCCACGAACCGTCTGTCGGGCATCGGGTTTCGGCAGGCCAGTCATCTGCTACGGCAGGTGACATTGGTCCCGGCGCGGGCATGGTTCCCCCGCCCCCCGCGCCGGGACCTTCCAAATGCACCTGCCCCACCGCGGAATGTGAACTCCTCGCCGAAGAGATCTGCGATGAGGCTGAGGAAGCCGAACTGCTCGACGAGTTCATGGAGTTGGGGGAGTTCCTGGACACGGCGACCCTGGAAGAACTCGCCGCGATCCGACAGCACACCGAAGTCAGCCGCGCGGACCTGGAGTTGCACCTGAGGTGGTACACCACCGCGACCGGCGCCTACGGGGTCAGCCCCGAAGTTCTCGCCCAATCACTGCTGGACAGCTACCGCATCACCCCGAGATAGATAGGCGGGCCGCCACCCCCACGCCAGGAGGCGACGGCCCTAACACCGGAAACACACAACCAATGAAAGGCACTTCCGATGCTAGATCGAGATTCTAAACCCTCATGGTGGGACAACCACCAAACAAACTGGGCCGACCTGCCAGTCACCCGCAACGCCCCCATGGCTGACCTGGACCTATTGAAGGAACTGGAGGACCTGGCGGAGCTGGTGTTGATCCACGCCGAGAGTGTGTCGTGGTTCCGCCCGTTCCTGCCGCCGGTGCATTGGGAGAACGAGCCCACGGTGTGGGAGCAGATGAACGGCGACGCCGTCGTGGCGTTGTTGCGCGACTACCTCACGACAGGAGAAGCAGCATGAGGCGCAACGAGAAGTCCTGGCGCTACTGGTGGACGATGCCCCTGCTGATCGCTGCGGGCATCATCGGCCCCGGACTCGCCGCACCCGCAGCGAAAGCAGATATCACGTCCGACGCGTTCGTGATGGCACTCGACTCCGAAGGCATCACCTACAGCTCCAAACCGGCCGTCATCAACGCCGGAAAAGCCATCTGCAACATCCTCGACACCGGCTACACCATGTACGAAGCCTCAGTCTTCGTGTACAACAACTCCAACCTGAACCTTTACGACGCAGGGTATTTCGTGGGTGCCGCAACCGCATCGTTCTGCCCTGAACATTTGAGCGGCACGGGGTGGGTGTGATGGCGAACTCCCCGTTCATCCGGTTGGCTGAAGTTCACACCGACGACTGGCGTTCCCGCGCGATCTGCACCCACAAGGACGGCGATATTTGGTTCCTCAACGAATCCGGCCACTACACCGCCGACCCCGCCCGCCGCATCTGCTGGACCTGCCCTGTCCAATCGCCATGCCTCAAATTCGCGTTGCAACACAACGAGGCCGGCGTGTGGGGCGGCTTCTCAGAGAAGGAACGTGCCCGCATCAAGCGTGGCGAGCTGCCCCCGGTGAAACCGGCACGGTTCACCGAGAAGGAATGCTTGCAGTGCGGTGAGGTGTTCGAGCCGGTCACCCGCAGGGCAAGGTTTTGCTCGCAGAAATGCAAGAAGCGCGCCGCGAATGCGTTGCGGTCACAACCGTCCCTGAAGATCTGCACGCAGTGCGGCGGCGAGTTTATGGGGACGTATGCGAAGACCTGCTCGAATGAATGCCGACGGGCGCAGAGGTGGGGCGCGTGAGCATCGACTGGTTCGCCGTGGAATGCGCCGTGAACGGAACTCCCATGCGACTTAACACCGAAGAGCGCCGAATGCTGGTGCGGCGGCGCCCGAAACTCCCCGAAGTGGAGTTGGCGCGAAGGGCGCACTGCACGGTCCGCACCATCGAACGGGACAGGGCTGAACTGCCTGAAGCAAAGTTGCAATCCTGCCCGGTGTGCGGGGAGGACGCGTGGGTCACGACCGATGGCAACATGGAAGCCCACCCAGACAGGCTGTTTCAGGAATGCCCACTGTCGGAGACGGATTGGGAATCCCGTATCGCTGCAACAGTCATCTGGTTGTCTCGGCGTATCCGTAGCGGTGACTCCCTGCCCGTGTGGGCCTATCTGACAAGCCTCCCGGAAACCGAACGCACTCAACTGTTGATGGCTGCCCTTGCCGGTGTGCCAGATGTTGAGGACCCGTTCGCGTGGATCACAGAACTGGAGTCCGTTGCATGACCCTGATCGATCTGTCGTTCATGCTCGCCGCAGCGGTGGAGGACAAGCATGCGTGGCGTGACCTGGCACGGTGCGCCGAAGTGGACCCCGAAGTGTTTTTCCCCGAGAAGGGAAAAAGCGCGAAGCCAGCCAAACGGATCTGCAGCCGGTGCGAGGTTCGGGTCGAATGCTTGGAGTTCGCGTTGGCGAACCGCGAGAACTACGGGGTGTTCGGGGGGTTGTCGGAGCGGGAACGGCGGCCTCTGCTCAAAGCGATCGATGGTGAGGATCAGGTGGCATGAGCAACGGGAACAGGCTCACCCCAGAGCAGGTGCAGACGATTCTGTTGATGACTCGTGAGGGGTGTTCCGCCAAGCATATTGGGGAAGTTGTGGGTTGTTCGGCTCGGACGGTGGTTCGGGTTCGGGCGGCTGGTGACGCCCGCCTGGCGTCGCCGGATCAGTTTGTGCCGTTGAGCCAGGAGCAGAAAGATTTCGCCCAATATTTGCTTGATGACGGCGCACCCTATAACGAGGTTGCCCGCACGTTGGGTGTGAGCCGGACAACGGTCGAAAAGTATTTCCCTGGTTACGGGTGGTCGAAGAAGCAGGCTGCCGAGTTCAGAGCTCTGGTCAAGAAGTTCCGCTGGTTGGAGGCTTCGTGATGTGCGTGTGTGGCCATAACCGGTCCCGTCACCGCTACCAGTGGGACAAGTTCCGGGGACGGTGGGACACGGGTTGTGACGCCACCAACTACCACGGCCCCGCCGGGCATGAACGCTGCCACTGCTCCGAATATCGAGACAAGGACGAAAACTGATGGTTGTTGATACACGGGTGATTACCGCGAGGGACGACGCGAAAGCCGGCGCGGCTGCGCTTGATGACGCGCGGTGCGCTTTGCATGAGTTGTTGAACGAGGGGCCGCCGTTGCAGTTCCTGGACCGCGAAGCACTCGAACTCAACCTGGATGTGGTGAACAAAGCGTTGTCGCGTGTGGATGCGGTGATCGGGTCGTTGGACCGGATTGCGGACAGGTGGACAGCATGAGCGACAGGATCGAAGCGACTCTCGGGCAGATGTTTCGGGACCACTTCTTCGACGACACCTACCCGGAAGACGAAACCGAGTGCTGTGTTGAAGAGTTCCTGGCGACGTTGAAAACCAACAGGATCGCGCTGGTGGAACTCCCGGAGAAGTTGGGGGAGGACGCCCCGTACTGGCGAACCCTCATCGGAAACGAACCAGAGGACGTGTATCCGAGCCCACTGGGTCACATTGTGATCAGCGGCGCTGCCCATCTCGATTCGGTGGAGGAAGCCCGAGACCTCGCCGCTGCTCTTCTCGCTGCTGCTGCGGAGGTGACCGAATGAGCCTGTCTTTCAAACCAGCGACACGTGAAGCGTCCTACGCCCGCATCGCACTCTCCGGGCCATCCGGCAGCGGAAAAACCTACACCGCACTCGCGCTCGGAACCGCTCTCGCGGACAAGGTAGCGGTCATCGACACCGAACGCGGATCCGCATCAAAATACGTGGGACTCAACGGCTGGCAGTTCGACACCGTACAACCAGACAGCTTCTCACCCCTGTCCCTCGTGGAACTGCTCGGGTTGGCGGCTGGCGGCGAGTACGGCTGCGTCATCGTCGACTCCCTGTCCCACTACTGGATGGGTGTCGACGGCATGCTCGAACAAGCCGACAGGCACGCCGTACGGGGCAACACGTTCGCCGGGTGGAAAGAAGTCCGACCCGACGAACGCCGCATGATCGACGCCCTGGTGTCCTATCCCGGCCACGTCATCGTCACCATGCGATCAAAAACCGAATACGTCATCGAAGAGAACGAGCGCGGCAAGAAAACCCCCCGCAAGGTGGGCATGAAACCGGAACAGCGCGACGGAATCGAGTATGAGTTCGACGTTGTCGGCGACCTGGATCACGACAACACACTCACAGTAGTGAAGTCCCGAATCCACACCCTGGCCAAGGCTGTTGTGCCGATGCCGGGGGAGGAGTTCGCCCACCGGATCAGGGACTGGCTATCGGACGGGGCACGTGTCCCCACGGTGGCGGAGTACCGCAAACAAGCCCTGGCGGCCGAGACCCGTGAGGAACTCAAAGCCCTCTACGACGAGGTGTCTGGTCACAAACTCACCGTCGCACCGACCGTGGATCGGGACGGAAACTCCACCGTCCTCGGCGATCTGATCACTGACCTTGCACGCGAAATGAAACGAGCTGAAGCATGAGCGCCATCCAGATGGATACCCGACTGTCGCGCAAGGGATTCCCGAATTATCAGGTCACGGTTCGCAGAGTCGCCAAGGACGGCACTTGGTGCGACCTGTTCGTCTATGACCTGAAAACCCGCACGTCGTGGACGAAGCGCATGGCCCTTCCGCTTGATGATGTGTGGACGGTCATCGAGTGAGCCGCAGGTATACGGGGTTCTCCCCGGAAGTCAAGGAACTGATCTGGGAGCGTGCTCACGGTCGTTGTGAACGGTGCGGTGAGTATGCCTCGGACGCTACTGCACACCATCGCAGGCCCCGTGGTCTCGGCGGCTCTCGCCGCGTAGACACCAACGTGGCGTCCAACGGGCTGTGGGCCTGTGGTGCTTGTCATCGTTGGGCGGAGTCCTATCGGGCGCAAGCGTTCGCTGAAGGCTGGCTTGTTCGTCAAACCCAATCCCCCATCCAGATTCCCGTCCTCTACCGCAGCCAATGGGTGCTGCTCGACGACGACGGAAACACCTACCGGATACCTAACCCTGTGGAGGCAACACAATGACTACCTACGCAGAGTTCCTGGCGCGCAAGACGGCTCTTGTCGAGCAGCCTGGAAGCGAGGTCTCATTGGCCGACATGCATCCTATGCTGCACCCCTGGCAGAAGGACCTTGTGCGGTGGGCGGTGCGAACCGGCAGAGCGGCATTGTGGGCCGACACTGGCATGGGAAAGACGGTAATGCAGCTCGAATGGGCACGGCTGTCCGGCGACCGCCCGCTGATCGTCGCGCCACTGGCCGTATGCGCACAAACCGTCCGCGAGGCCAGCAAACTCGATGTGACCGCCGAATACATCGCCGAGCCCGACCCCGACATGTTCCGCCGCGCGCAGATCATCGTCACCAACTACGAACGGCTGCACAACTTCATACCCGACATGTTCGATGCCGTGGTGCTAGACGAGTCAAGCATCCTCAAACAGTCAGACGGAAAAACCCGAACGATGCTCATCGAATGGGCCTCCGGGATTCCGCACCGGCTTGCATGCTCGGCTACCCCAGCGCCGAACGATCCCGAAGAACTCACCAACCAAGCTGAATGGCTCGGCCGGATGTCCAGAACACACATGCTGGCTGCCTACTTCATCCACGACTCAGACGGATGGAGACTTAAAGGGCACGCCCGTAAACCGATGATCGAGTGGATGGCGCAATGGGCTGTCGCACTGACGAAACCGTCCGACGTTGGGGGCGATGACACCGGATACATACTGCCCGGGCTGGAGGTCATTCCCGAGATAGTCCACGCCGACATCGAAGTTGAGGGGCAATTGTTCGCCACCGACATAGGCGGTGTGACAGGCCGCGCAGAGTTGCGCCGCAAGACGTTGCAGGCCCGCGTTGATCGCGCCGCGAAGCTGGTCGCTAACAACCCCGGCCCGTGGATACTGTGGTGCGGATTGAACTCTGAAGCTGAAGCGCTGGCAGCGGCGGTACCAGGTTCGGTCAACGTTCACGGGTCACTGGACCCGGACGAGAAAGCGCAGCTCCTACTGGGATTCGCAGACGGCCAGTTCGAAGTCCTGATCACGAAGCCGAGCATCGCATCGCAGGGCCTGAACTACCAGCACTGCCATCGCATGGCGTTCGTCGGGATGGGCGACAGCTACGAGCAGTACTACCAGGCGATCCGGCGCTGCTACCGGTATGGACAAACCAAGGTTGTGTATGCGCACGTCATTGTTTCAGAACTGGAATCACAGATCGCGGCGAATGTCGCACGCAAAGAACAGCAAGCCAGCGATATCACACGCGCGCTGGTCGAAGAGATGCGAAGAGTGGAGAGGTAAATCGGAATGACCGACTACATCACCGGTGAAGAACACGGACAGAACTGGACACTCCTGCTGGGGGACAGTTGCGAACGGTTATCCGAAATTGAAAGTGAGACAGTCGACTTGTCGGTCTGCTCCCCTCCGTTCGCCAGTTTGTTCACCTACAGTCCGTCGGTGCGCGACCTGGGGAACAGTGCCAGCCGCCGAGAGTTCTTCGAACATTACGGATTCATCATTCGGGAGCAGTTGCGGGTCACGAAGCCTGGCCGGTTGGCGTGCATCCACGTTCAGCAGTTGACCACAACGAAGGCATCTGACGGCTACATGGGCATGACTGACTTCCGTGGGCAAGTTATCGCCGCGTTCCAGAACGCGGGCTGGTATTTCAACGGTGAGGTGACAGTGTGGAAAGACCCTCAGGCCCAGTCGATTAGGACTCGTTCGCATGCTTTGGCGTTCGCGACGAAGAACCGTGACAGTGCGGCTACACGCCCTGCCCTTGCGGATTACCTGTTGCTGTTCCGTAAGCCTGGCGATAATGCGGTGCCGATTAAGAATGATGTCACGAATGATGAGTGGATCGAGTGGGCATCTCCGATCTGGACTGATCACCACGACGGGGGATGGCTCAGCGATGATGGGCATATTTGCCCGGTCTGGTACGGGATTCGTGAAACGGACACTCTGAACACGAAGGTTGCGAAGGAGTCCGCGGATGAGCGTCACATTTGCCCTCTCCAGCTTGGTTTCGTCGAGCGGTGCGTGCGGTTGTGGTCGAATCCTGGCGAGCTGGTGTTGACACCGTTCGCTGGTATTGGTTCTGAGTTGTACCAGGCTGTGAAGCTGGGGCGGCGGGCGATCGGTATTGAGTTGAAGCCCTCGTATTGGCGCACTGCGGTTGACAATATGCGCGCGTTGGACGCGGAGATGTCGGTGCCGACACTTTTGGACGCTTTGGATGACGCGTCATGACCGTCGAGTCGATGTTGTGGTTCCGTGCCCGTCGCCGTTCGCACCGTTCCGCGTGGGGACATCCACGACCACCCGCACCACCGAAACCACAACCCACACAGGAGAACCGATGAGCAACCTCACACCCGAACAACTCGAAGCGATCGCCTACATCGTCCTCGCATTCACCGGACCCCCGTCGCTGGCGTACTTCCTCGTGAAGGGGCTGTTCAGGTGATGTACACGGTTTCTGGGACGTGGCCCCACTACATCGTCACCGGTGGAACCGAACCACCGAAATGCTTCAACTCCACCGTCACCGTCGTCAAATACCTGGAACAGATTCTCCAGCAAGGAGACACCATCAACTGGCAGGTCCCATGAAAATCGGATCCATCTGCTCAGGTGCCGCGGGCCTAGACCTCGCCGTAGAGCAGGTATTCGGAGCGCACACGGTGTGGCACTGCGAAGTCGACACTGCCGCCTCGAAAGTCCTCGCCCACCGATACCCCGACATACCCAATCACGGAGACATCACTGCCATCGACTGGGACACCGTCGAACCCGTTGACATTCTCTGTGGCGGCTACCCATGCCAGCCGTTCTCCCATGCAGGGCAACGAAAAGGAACCAACGATGAGCGCCACATCTGGCCCTACGTCCGGGAAGCAATTCGCCGAGTACGACCCCGATACACGGTCCTGGAAAATGTGGCCGGACATCGGTCTCTGGGGTTCGATCGAGTACTCGGAGACCTGGCCGAAGACGGGCTACATGTCCGATGGACGAGCATACGAGCTTCCGACATCGGAGCCCCACACCAGCGAGAGCGAGTGTTCCTCTTCGTTACCGACCCCGCGGGGGAGTGCAGAGAGAACATCGTACGGGGCTGCAACGCGGAAGGACTCGCGATCGTCCCCGAGTCTGGAGCAGGCAATCGAAATTGCCGAAGGCCGGTTGCCGCGGGAGTTCGACAACTGGGAACAGCTACCCATGAGCTGGCAGCCTTAGGCAGTCAGCCGGGCCTGTGCCCGCATTGCGCAGCCGCACTCCGTCGGGCAACCGCTGGTGAACCGCCTCTGTGGAATGACGACTACTGCCCCGACCCAAACGTCTGCGACACCACTGTCGTAGACCTTCTACCCACCCCATCAGCGGCTGATGGTGGAGGCGGTCATCTGACTCGATCTGGTGACCGTTCGCACGAGCTTCTTCTGCCTGGTGTTGCCCGTGCTTACAGCCGAGGTGAATTGCTTTCAACTCCGCAAGCGCGTGACTACAAGGGGATCCCCGCTGATGGATTCAACGTTGCGAACTTGTGTAGGGATGTTGCTGATGAACAGAACTGGGGAAAATATGCAAAAGCAATTCATCGGTGGGAGTTGATGACTCGCACGTCTCCTGCCCCGACTCAACAGAGTCGCAACGGCAATCCTCGGCTCGCCGCGGCGTTTCCTGAGTGGATGATGGGCTGGCCTGCCGGCTGGGTCACGGAGGTTCCGGGCCTTTCTAGGAATGACCAGTTGCGGATCATCGGTAATGGTGTTGTTCCGCAGCAGGCGGCGGCAGCGTTGCGGTGGCTCCTGTCTGTGGAGGTGGCAGCGTGATCACCGTTGCTTGCGCCGAATGCGCCCGCACCCAAGGCCGCCCCGTCACCGCCGAATTCACCACCACCAACGAAGCCCAACACTTCATCCGCCGACACCACGCACTCGCCGACCACCGAGCACACATCCAGGAACACCATGACGTGCCTGTTGTGTGATCATCCCCGCTCCACCCACACACCCCAATGCCGAACCCGGTTGGGTGTGGATGCGGATGACATGACCCGGTACACGCAATGCCTATGCCCAGGATTCGAGGCCGGTCTGTGTGAGGTGTGCGGCGGAAACGGATGCGCAGACTGCGAGGAGGTTTGATGCGGAAAACCGTGTTTTACCAGCGGGTTTCGGGTAGTATCGAACGTGAGTACGAAGACGGCCCGGGCGGTGCTGGTAACACCGTGACCCCGGGCCTAACCACTGGATTGGAGTGGCTGTGACTGATGATAGTCCACGCATCCCATACGACTGGGCAAGGGTGGAATGTCCCACCTGCGGATCTGCCCCGGACACCCGCTGCAGATCCAAGTCGGGCCGCACGACAGACGCCCACATGAAGCGCGTCGACCTGGCATTCGAGCGATACGCCGAGATTCGAAGGTGGCGCATCCACAACGCCGTCATGAAAAAGTTGTTCGGCGGTGATGCGTCGTGAGGATCAGGTCCATCAAGCCTGAGTTCTGGCGATCCGACGACATCACCAAACTGCCTATCTCGACCCGGCTCACGTTCATCGGCTTGTGGTCGTATGTAGATGACAACGGTGTTGGCGCAGACAAACTCGTCTCCATCGTTGCCGATCTGTACGCCGATGAATTCGCCCGCGAGCCTCTAGAGACCCTCAAGAGAGTCACTGAAGATCTGGAGAGACTAGCCAGCGGTGGACAGGTGACCCGCTATAAAGCCGTCCACAACGGAAGTCTCAAGGATCTGCTGTACATCACCAAGTGGAAACAGCATCAGCGGGTGAATCACCCCAGTCTTGGCCACAAATATCCACTCCCACCAGCGGTTATGGTCAACACGGCAGTGTCCCTCTTGAGTTCCTCTGGAGACCCTCACGAGAGTCTCACCCACGAACAGGGGAACAGGGGAACAGGGGAACAGGGGAAGGGGAGCAGGGGAGCAGGGGACGAGGAAGTCCCGCTTCCGCCCGAGCCACCGCCCGGACCGTACGACTCACCACCCGTCGTCGTCGACACGGAACCGGTCTCAATCGAACTCGTCAACAAGCCCTCGAAGCCGCAACCATCCTCCGCTTCTAAGACCGTTGTCCGGCAAGAGCTTGGAAGCAACACCTATCCAAGAGCCACTGTTGATCGGCTGGCAGTCCAGGTTGAGAAGCTCACCCGCGAGGGACAGCCGGACGCCCTTATCCGGGAAGCGTTGCGTGAATGGGAACGAAGGCCTAACTGCAACCTCCCTGAGTACCTGCCAACAGTCCTCGGGGATGTCATCAAGTCGTCTCGATCAAGCAACCTCACCGCCGGCGAAGCGAAGGTCCTCGGATGGGCTGGCCTCGGAAACCCTGACCAGAGAAAGGCAATCGGACAATGAGCGACTCTTATCAGATCGCGGCAAATGCTCTTGCGAAGTGCGCCGCATACGACCCGTGGTTTCCTCAGCCGAACCGCGCCACCGTCGAGGCGTGGGCTGAGCAGATCGAACTGTGGAAGTTCAACCAGGCCGACGTGTTGGCCGGGGTGACGAAGATGTATTCCGATCATGGGAGCGGGTTTCGTCCGTTGCCGAAGGATCTTGTTGATGCTGCACGTGCGATCCGGCGGGATCGGTGCGAACGGGAGACTCCGGCGGAACGTGAGGCTCGTGAGGATGCCCGTGACGCGGAGTTGGAGCGCCGGCTGGCTGCGGCGGTTGGCCGGGTCGCTGAGATGAAGTCGATCGATCGTGCCTGACCGGTACGGGGATCCGACACCGGAGCCGCGGGTGTTTGTGCGGCCGAAGGTGAATGCGTTGACGGTGCGGTGCTCGTGGTGCAAGGCGGGTGTGGGTTCTCGTTGTGTGGTTGCGGGGACGGGTGTGGTGTTGCGGCGGTCTTCGTTTCATGACGTGAGGATTCGGGATGCGGAGTTAGCGGCTACGGGCGCTTTGGCGCGTGGGCGGATGTCATGAGCGGCGGCGACAAGGGGGAGGGTGTGAAAGTCGCTCAGCGTGGCGCACAGCCCCCGCAATCAACACCAGGAGACGAACAGTGAGCCACACGCTGACGCCTCATGAGATGCGCACAGAGTCAGGGAAGCTCCGCTGGATGGTCACCTGCTCCTGCGGATGGGTCCGCGCCATCCCCTGCCTCAACGAGAAACGAGCGCTCGAATCCGGGACCAGGGACCACATCGACAACCTGAAACCGCCCTGCCCAACCCCGGGCAAGAAGCGGTTCAAGACCCGCGAGAAGGCGAGCGCTGAGCTGCGGCTGTTTTGGCGGACATCAGGCAAAGGGAAGGTGATGCCGAACCGCGTGTATCAGTGCCCGTGTGGTTATTGGCATATGACGTCGAAGGTGGCCCGTCGATGACCATGTTTGTGTCGTCTGCGGATGATCCTCGTGTCCAGGCCGCCCAATCCGCGCGGTCGTGTGACATCTGCAAAGCCCCCAAAGGCACACCCTGTAGCAACACGATTCGTCCGGGGAAGCCGCTGCCCGGTCGGGTCATCCACTTCGGGCGGCTGACAGATCGAGGCAAGGAGAACAAACATGACAACGCCGAATAACCCGATGCCTCCGACTGACGTGCGGATCGTTTATCGCAACGGCATGGAGGTGGAGTGCCCAGTCAAGTACCTCGGGTTCCTTCCATATCCGAACGAGGACGTTGCGGTTCGGTATCACACCTGGTTGGTGGTGAACGAGGGTCCGTTTGATAGCCGTGAGGGCGACAAGATCAAGTTCGACTTTGCCTCGGGGACTTCTCCGATGGTGCTTCGTGTTGAGGGGACCGGTCCCCGTGAACCGAAAGGCGACGAATGACAACGCTGAATGATCCAGTGCAAGTAAGAGCAATTATCGCCGCACCGATCCGCGAATGCTGGGGTCCAGATTCCCCGTACGAGCATGTGGCAATGCGCATCATCGCCGCCCTGAAGGCTAACCGTATCGCCCTAGTAGAACTACCCGAACCCACCGAGGAGCTGGAGCGATGAGCGACGAGTTACGTGACGTACTCACAGAAGCCCTCAAGGCGCATCAGGTTTACCGGTTCCAGCGCTGGGACGACGACTCTATCCAGTGGTGGCAGTGCCACGGGTGCGACTTCAAGAGCAACACGTTCCCGATCAAGGGGATGAACCGGGTCGTTCTGGGCGAGGAGATCGCGGCGGACCACCATGCCGATGTCATCGCGTCTCTTCCGGGTGTTGCGGTAATCCAACTACCCGAACCGACATACGCCGAATACCCGGACGAATGGTCTTCACGCATGGCAGAAGACGAATGGGACACCTGGGTCGACGGGCGCGGAAATATCCAGGTTCGCACTCAGGGCTACGCCACGGCGGATGGCGCGCGGAATCTGGCCGCCGCTCTTCTCGCTGCTGCGGTTGTAGCCGAGGGGGAAGACAACCATGGCTGACGAGGTCGAGTGCCGCTGGTGCGGCGAAGTCATCCGCCCCAACCAGACCGGTGGCTGGTACCACATCGAAACCCGAGCCCACCGCGCCGACCAGCGGTGCTTCATGTACGCGACACCATCCGCCGAGGGGGAAGACAAGTGAGCGGCGACATCAACGCCGAAGGCTTCATCCGCTACGGCGGTGACTGCACTTGCGGCGCGATCTACACCTATGGCGGACACGCGGAACCTGGCTCATTTGATCCGTTCTGCCCCGACCACGGAGAGGCTGCGGTTGTGGCTGCAGGGGAGGAACACCATGGCTGACGGGCGCACCTCGCGACACCTCACCGAATGCGTACTGGCGGGAATCCCCGTCAAGAACGGCAAGATCCAGCGCCACCCGTACCAGAGGGACAGCCAGTCAGGCGCGGGGAACTGCGTCTGCGGGCGTCATTACGTGCACACCATCCATGCTGCAGGGGAGGAAGCGTGAGCAGCGAAGCCCAGAACGTGATCGCCGAGGCGATGGACAAGCACCGTGTCGAACGCTGGTCTATTTCCAACGCGGACGGGTTCAGGTGGTGGACCCACTGTGTGGGGTGTGGATGGGAAAGCGAGTCCCGCACGTCGAACGCGGAGTGGGAAGAGCTGATGCACGCCGATGGGGTGGCGCATTTGTCGGTGGAGGTTGATAAAGCCCTCGGAGGACTCACCCGCGAAACCCTGCCCGCAAGGGAGGGTTGGATTCTCCCGCCCGGATGGGTTGGGGACCGTGCTGCGGCCCGTTGGGTGTCGGGATGGAGCGAGGCATGAGCGACGCGGACACCGCACGCCGCAACGGCTGGACAGTCGGAACCCGACTCGCCGGCGACGAAGGCCGCGGCGAAACGATCATCGAAATCACCGCGATCGGTGAGCAACACGTGCTGGCGAAAACCATCACCCATGCGGGCCGACCGGCGCCGTACGGGGAGTCACTGTGGACCTTCATGTTCCGGGATTGGCGGGAGGTTCCGCGGTGATTCAGGTTCATTGCCGGGAGTGCAACCGTGTCTGGGACCAGTCGTGCGAAGACTGCGCCGAGTGGAAAGCAGACCGTCACGCCATCGCGTCGGGGCATACGGATATTCACATCATCCCGGACACCACACCACCGCCTGTACGGGTGGGGCAGGGGTGGGCGGAATGGCTCACGAAAGGAAAACCATGACCAACGAGTTACGTGACGTACTCACAGAAGCCCTCCGCGAGGCCCACTACCGAATCCTCGGCAGCTCATCGGATGCCCGTGTCGATCCGGGCCAGGTGCTCGCCGACGTAGTCCTTGGACTTCCTGGTGTGGCGGTAATCCAACTACCCGAACCCGCCGAGGTCGATGTCGATGACGAGGAACGCCCTAAGCGTGCCGGGGACTTCCTGAAGCGCGACGACACCCGCTCCGAGGTGTGGATCGAAGGGCTGCCTGGGCAAGAGCCGTACGTGTTCTTCGGGCGCCGGGGGATGGGGCCGTCGTACTTCCCGGCTGAGTTCGCATCAGATGTGGCCGCCGCTCTTCTCGCCGCTGCCGCTGCTGCGGCTGTAGCCGAGGGGGAAGACAACCATGGCTGAACGCGAGGGCGACGTTGTAGAGCGCGCGAAAGCAGCACTGGAAGGCGTCACAGAAGGACCATGGGAGACGAGTGTCCATGCGATGCCAGGGGCGACGGTTGATGAGTGGTACGTCCGCGAGATCACTCACACGTTCGATCCGAACATGCACCGTCTGAATGTCCTGAAGGTGCGTGGGGCAACACATGCCGCGCGGCAGTGCTGCTGGCCCCCGACTGTTGCAGACGCCGAGTTTATCGCTTCTGCGCGTTCGTTGGTTCCCGAGTTGATCGCCGAAGTCGAACGACTCCGGTCCTACAAGTCGCTACCCCTGGACATGGTGTGGCAGGACTACTACTCGCCCGATGACGTGCTGAAGATCCGCCAGCCACTCGATGCCGAGATCGAACAGTTGCGCGCCGAAGTCGTTCGACTTCGGGCGCAGGAAACACGAATCCGAGAACTGTGCGCCGAAACCGAAGACGAGAAGTGGCGGCGCAAGATTGCCCGCGCATTCGATGGGAGCACGTTCCCGCACATGGTCCGCGCTGATGACGTTCTCGCTGCACTGGATACCGAGGGGGAAGCGTGACCCGGCCGGAACGTGAAAAGGTGATCGCGCAACTTCGCGAAGCCCTCGCCGCAGAGCTGCGCCGGGCAAGCCGACGAGCCAGGAGGAGGATGCGTCGACGACAGCTACAACGACGAACACTCGCTCGTCGTGGACACGGGTGTGGACCTGACTCGTCTTGCTGAGGCAGCGTTCGACACGCTCATCGAGGCATGGTTTCCGCCGTTTTGAGCGGCCGCAAGATCGTGTCCCCCGTCGATCACATCAACCGGGCCAAAGAGGAAGCCGCCGCGGGGGATTACCAGGCGGCTCAGGTCCACGCCCTGATCGCCATCGCACAACTACTCAACACAAAGGACCAACCCTGATGGGTATGTACACCGAGTTCTACTTCCGCGCCAACATCACCGACAACCCCCACACCGCAGCCACACCGATCACTGATTGGCTCGACCGCAACATCAACGGAGATGGCGGGTTCGAGGAACCGTTCGATGACCACCCGTTCTTCTCCACCGACCGATGGGTCTCAGTGTTCATCGGTGGCGGAGCGGTGTACCAGGAATCCCGCCAGCCAATCTTCCGGCGTAAAGCCGGAGAACCGTGCCAGTACCACCAACTGGTCATCTCGTCCTCGCTGAAAAACTACGGCGACGAGATCAACGCCTTCCTGGACTGGATCAACCCGCACCTAGACATGCACATCGGCGATTTCCTCGGATACAGCCTCTACGAAGACTCGTGCGATAACAGCGACGATTACCGGGAGCACCCGCACCTGTACTTCATGGGTCGCGGCGGGGTGATCGCATGACCTTGTCCGTGATCCTTGCTGCCCAGGCTCGATTCATCCACGAGAGCCCTGTTTGTCCGGTGTGTTTCCAGCCCCGCACCGAGCATTCCACCGACTGCAAAGGACACCACAAATGAGCGTCTACGCACTGAAGCAACCGCATCCCAACGGGGGAGAGTGGATCCAGGAGCACGACAGCCTAGAGGATGCGCTTGAGTTCCAGTCGCATAGCGGCGGCATTCTCGTCCGGCGCGAAGCAATACCTGGGCAGCCTGGACTGTGGTGGGTAGAGGTCAACACCGAATTGCCCAGCGATGTCGGGTCGGTTGTGCAGTCTGAACCCAACCAGGAGGGGATCACTGATGTCTGATGCTCGTGTGGGGGCGTGGATCGCGGCGTGGGACGCGCTCAACGCCGCCACCAACACCCTCAAAAAATGCCCAATCACCGATCCTGACGAATACCGGGCGTTCTGCCAACTCCAAGCAGACATCTATGCCCACCTCGCCGACGTGCCGGCAGAGGTCGGTGCCGCCGCAGCGGAATGGCTTGAACACCGCGAGAAGGAACTACGGGAACAGAAACGTCGGGAACAGAAAGAAGATATGTTCAGGAAGGCGTTCGACAAGTGAGCATGGACTTCCACCTCCCCAGGGCTGACCAACTCAAACTACAAGAGGCGCTCGGCGGAATCCCCACACTCATCGAGGACCTCGCCGTAACCATCACACGCCAAGCCCGCGTACAAAAACCCGGACTCGGGAAACTTCGAAGGCGGAAAGCTGAGGCGCGCATCCCGTTCCACATCGGCGCAGTAGAAGCCGCAGACGAACTGCACAACGCCCTGATCAAATGGGTCAGGTTCACCTGCGACGCCCGACAAACCCCGTACACCGAATCCAACGATGACATCACTCTGGCCCGCTGGCTGAGACGCAACGTGACCGCCCTCGCCCTCATCGAAGGCTCCGAAGAATCCTGGCCTGAAATTCACCACCGGATTGACGAGTGCCGCAAGCAGATCGACTTGCCCCCAGAGGATGACATCGTGATCGACCCGGAACGGGTCCGCCAGGCCAACCGTCAAATCCTCACCGCCGGCCAGATAGAAAAGATCGCCCCACGCCTCGGCGCACTCGGTGCAGGGCTGAACAAACGTCGGGTCCAGACCCTCGTGAAAAGCAAGCGACTGCGGCCCTGCGCAGTCGACGGAGAAGTCCGGTTCTACCGCCTAGGAGATGTGCTCGACGCGCACCACAGGCAACTACCACGCTCCAAGAAAACAACGTCTGAACAGGTAAAATTAGCAGAATGAGCCGGGTCTTTCGGGTGCATCTCAACGACGTCCTCGCTGCGGAATGCTGCCACCCCAACTGCTACGCGCCAGCCCTTACTGACATAGCCAGTCATGTGCCGTTGTGTGAGCGGCACATCATGGTTGTCTACCGGGAAGCCAATCTCATGCTCGCCAGCCATAGAGCTATGGAACAGGCATATGAACTTCTTCCATCAGAGGCTGAGTTCATCCCAGGCCCATGCCCTCGCTGTGGGAACAGTGGTCTACTTGCCCACTTAGCGAACGGGTTTGTGGTCTGCAAGGCGGCAGGGTGCGACTACGAACGATCCATGGTGGCGTTCTGCACTGAACGGAAAACGCTGATGGGTGTAACTGCCGCAACTGATGACGTCGTGTACTACATGCGACTGGGAAACCGTGCCAAGATCGGTACCAGCCGAAACCTCAAGGCCCGCATCGGAGTGATTCAGCCAGAGGACTGCATGGGCTACGAACCGGGGGACCGGAAGCTGGAACGTAAACGTCATGACCAGTTCAAGCACCTGAGGGTGTCTGGTGAATGGTTTATGATTGGCCCCGACCTTGTGCGGCACGTGAACTCGCTGCGGATTGCATGAGCACAGCATTTGTTGCTATGTTTGTCGCAATTGCCTTAACGGCAAAATTGCGCCGTAACCTTGCTGATTTGACAAACAAGGTTCGATATTCGTGCTAGGCTGTCGCCGTAGGCGCAGGTCACACTTCCTCGCCTGTTAAACGCCCCGGAACCTACCGGGGCGTTTCGCATTTCGGGAGGTGATCCCATGCCCACCTTCGCCACACCACGATCCCTCAACGACCGCATCACCGACGCTCTCCACAACGTTCGCCTAGCCCGCGAAGACGGAAACCCGAGCATTGTTGAGGCCGCGGAGAAACTGTTGGACCAGTTGTTGGATCGCGTTCCCCGCTCCACCAGCCAGGAGAAGTAGTACCCCCATGCCTGATTTCACCGAACTCGGTAAAGCTGCCGCGAAGGTTTTCGAGGACGGTATCCGCGCGATGATCGCGCAGGAACTCGACGCACGCGGCGTCAAAGGACCGTCCACTGTCGTCAACAACAACGTGACGGCGTACTCGCTGCCTGATTCGCAGGACGCGCAGTACATCGAAGTCAAGCGTCAGGGCGGCGGTGGTATCGGCGCTCGGGGAGCCTGACGATGCCAACCCTTCACCTTCGTGTCTGTCCCGACCCTTGCGGCAAGGTTCGTTTCTCGGCGTGCAGCAAGGCTTGCCGACTCCCGAATGATATCGACCCGGAGTCGTGGCGTATCAACTTGCAGGACGGCGCCGGCACGATCGGTGGCAGGCAGGAATGAAACGCCGCGCGGCCCGCGTCATGCGACGCGCAGCACGCCGCCTCATCGCCGCGTCCCGACGGTTGGACCTACCTAAAGACGAAACCCGGTTTTACACAGGCAACATCACCCAAGCCATCCTGGACCGCATCGAAACCACACCACCGTGGATGCGTCAGTCCCTCACTGTTCGGGATCCTCAGCCGTGGGAACACATCGACCTGTACCGGCCACCGTCCCTACTCACCCGCATCTGGTGGTGCATACGAGGATGAACCTCACAGAATTTCTCACCGAGACGCTGAACAACCTGGTTCACCCCGGCGACGAAAACACCAAACCGTTCCCGATCCTCCTGCCGGGACTACGAACTGTCAGTGTCCCCCCGGAACTCGCCGGCCAGTTCGCTGAAGAGGCAGGGTTGCCGCACCTCGACACCCCGAAACTGGTCGCGGAAGCGCTCGCCGCGGCGATCACCCAAAACTATGTGATCCTCACACGCGAAGAGCACGACCAACTACGCCAGCAAGCGGCCGACGCACCGACCGGGCACCGCGTCATCAACATTCGCACCACACCCACGGGCCAGCCTGTCCTGTCGATCACCATCGACAAGGCAAGCAACGATGTTGTTGTCCCCGCGAAAGCGTTGCAGAAAGCAGCTGAACAGTGATCCACATTGAAGTTGACGGGAAAGTGCTGATGCACTCCGACCCTGGCGAGTGGATCACCACACCTCCCGACATTCCAGCAGTCCAAAAAGCAGGCCCCAACGAACCGTGGATGCTTCTAGTCCAAGCGGCGCTCGCCAAAGCCGCCACCCTCGCGATGGCCGGGAAGAGACCTGAAGAAACCACAATCTGTGTCACCACACGGAAAAACGGCTGGATAGTGGACTACACCAATGGATGACGCAGCACGCGCCCGACTCGAACTCCGCCGATCCAACGCGGCCCAACCACACCGCAACCGGCACCGAGAACAAAAAACCGGACGTACCACAGACCGCACCATCTGCTACTGCGGAGACGCCGACTGCGACACCTGCGGCACCTGGTACGAATAACCAACATAGGACGGAACTCCGAAAAAATGGACGTGGTGGTCAACGGAACCCGATACGTACCCGAAACCACCAGCGGCGCCACCACCATCGGAATCGGAGTCACCACCCGCAACCGGCGCGACGTCGCCGACCGGACCATCGAACACATCCGCAGCCGCACCCCCAACGCCAAACTCGTCATCATCGACGACGCCAGCGACCAGCCATACCCGGCAGCCACCTATCGGTTCCCTCAACGCGCAGGCATCGCCCGAGCCAAAAACAAATGCCTCGAACTACTCAACGGCTGCGAACACATCTTCCTGTTCGACGACGACTGCTACCCCATCGCCGACAACTGGTACCAGCCTTACATCGACTCGCCCGAGCCGCACCTGATGTACCAGTTCGTCGACCTGGCCAACGGGCATCGGCTCAACGACGTCACGAAGGTCTACGACGACGGACACCACTTCGCGTTAACCGGCGCGCGCGGCTGCATGATCTACGTACACCGCAGCGTCATCGAAACAGTCGGCGGCCTCGACCCAGAGTTCGGCGGCTGGGGATGGGAACACCCCTCCTGGTCCGACCGCATCTACAACGCCGGCCTTACCACATTCCGGTACGGCGACGTGTGCGGCTCCAACAAGCTCATCCACTCCATGGACGAGCACCTCGAAGTGAAACGCTCCGTCCCCACCGAAGAACGCAAAGCCGTCGCCGCCAGAAACACCGACCTGTACTGGCAACACCACTACACCAGCAGCCACCACATCCCCATCGTGGAACCTGACCGGCGTGTGGTGCTGACCTGCCTGCTATCCAACAAACCTGACCCGCAACGCAACACACGCATGCGTCCCGACGTCAAACTGCTCGACACGCTGATCACCTCAATCGCCGACGCCGAAACCGTCGTGCTGTGCGACAACCCACTCACCCACCCGCAGGCGTCATTCGAGCAAGTCACCAGCCCAGTAGACAACCCATACTTCGCCCGCTGGTACCTGTACTACCAATGGCTACGCGCCAACCCCGACGTCCAATGGATATGGTGCGTCGACGGCACCGACGTCGAAATGCTCAACGCACCCTGGAAACACATGGAAACCGGGAAACTATACGTCGGCCACGAACCCGCCGTCGTGGGCATCGACTGGATGCGCGACAACCACAAAGCCACCCACCTGCAAACATTCATCGACAACCACGCCGACCACACCCTATTGAACGCGGGGATCGTCGGAGGTGACCGTGAAACCGTCATGACATTCACCCACGACATGATCGCCGACCACGAAGACCAACAACGACGCATCTGGCACAAAAAAGACACCAAAGGCACCATCATCGGTGACATGGCCACACTCAACTATGTTGCCTACACCAAACACGCAGACCGTCTCGTCTACGGGCCGCGCGTCGCCACCATATTCAAAGCCAACGAACGCAACCCGTGGAGCTGGTGGAGGCACAAATAAACATGGACCAGAACCTGAAACCCGGCGACGACGTATGGGTTGACTTCGACGGACTCGAACACGAAGGCACCGTCGAGAAAATCCAAGCCGGAGGCTGGGTCAGATGCTCCATCGTCATCGACCCCGAATACGACTACGGCAGCATCACACCACGACTCGCACCACACACCACCGTCGCCGTGAAAACCACACGCATAAGGCCACGATGAACCACACCATCGGCATCGTCGCCCACACCACACGCGCCGAACAAGCCCACCAACTCATGGAAACCGTAGGCGCCGCATACATGAACATCGACAACGGCGCACTCGGATGCGAAAACAACCACCGCAAAGTCTGGCAACACCTCACCAAGTTCAACACAGACTGGCTCGTAGTACTCGAAGACGATGCAATACCGTGCAACAACTTCCGAGACCAGCTCCACGCCGCACTAACAGCGGCACCCAGCCCAGTAGTCTCCCTCTACCTCGGACGCGAACGGCCACGCGAATACCAACAACGCATCGCCAAAGCCACCAACACCACAGCCCACTGGCTCACCTGCCGGCGCCTACTCCACGCAGTAGGCACAGCCATCCACACCGACCTCGTACCCCACATGCTCAACAACCTGCCCAACGGCAAACCCATCGACGAAGCAATCACCGCATGGGCACGCCGAGCCGGCCACACCATCGCCTACACATGGCCCAGCCTCGTAAACCACGCAGACACACCACCAGTCATCGCAACCAGAAACGACAACCAACCACGACCACCAGGACGCGTCGCATGGCAACACGGCGGACGAGACACCTGGACCACTGACACCCAACCAATCTGATGCCACGAGCACCCAAAGTCTGCCGACACCCAAGCTGCACCACACTCACCACAACCGGCACATGCCCCCAACACACCACACACCGTTGGGGCAACCACCAAGGACGCAAAGTCCCACACCGCCTGCAACAAGCCACATTCCGCCGCGACAACTGGACCTGCCAACAATGCGGCCGCCAAGCACAACCCAACACCGGCGAACTCCACGCCGACCACATACAACCCCGATCACGCGGCGGCACAGACACACTCGACAACATGCGCACCCTATGCAAGGCATGCCACGCGCCGAAGTCCCGCGCCGAGGCCCGCGGATCGAACACCTGATCGAAAACCGGTCGAAAGTTAGCTGGAGGCGCGAAACGTGCCCTGACCTGCGCAAACGCCCACATGCCCGCAAGCGTCTGACCTGCGGAAACACCCCCCCAGCAACCCCCCCCGGGGGGGTCTGCTCGGCCCCGGAAGGCGC